AGGCAGGCAAGAAGATCAAAGAAGCGGCGAAGGAGATCAAGACCTTCACCGACTACATCAGCGAGCTGTCGTCTGTGGCGAACGCCGCATTCCACTTCCGCTGGGAGTTCCCCAAGTCACTAGACGAGACAGCGAAATCGTTCAAGACGATCAAGTCCTATTTCGAGTCTGCGGCGAAGGACGCGCAGTCGGCGAACAAGGAGATCGGAGATGCCAACAAGTCAATCGAGGACACTCGGAATAAGATCGCCGAGCTGGACGCCGAGCTGTCGAAACTCCAGTCAGACCGCAACAAGTTGACCTTCCAGTTGAAGGTGGCTGTCGACTACGGCGACACGCTGCGAGCCGACGACATTCGGGCCGAGCTGCAGAAGAACGCAGCCGCACAGCAGAAAAACCGCACAGACCGTAAGAACGCCGAAGGCGACCAGGCCGGCAACTACCAGAAGCTATACGAGGCGATGCAGAAGCTCTCCGACGCACAGGCGAAAGCCCGACGTGACCTTGTGGGCTTCTCGGACGCCGCCCGCGAACAGCGCGGTAATGTGCTGTCCCTCGTCGAGGCGTACCAGAAGCAGATCCTAGCCTACGCCAACACCGGAGCCAGTCAGCAGCAGGTGTTGGCTTACGCTTCTGCCCTGCGTGCGGAGTTCATCAACAATATGACATCGATGGGCTACTCCCGTGCGGAGACCGAACGATACGCGGCGACGTTCACAGACCTGTCGAAGGTCATCAACGGCGTACCCCGGGACTTCACGGTGGGCGTGAATGCGGACCCGGCGCTGCGTGCTTTGTCCGACTTGGAAGCGAAGAATCGCAAGTCCCAGCACTCGATGGACGACAACCGCGACGCGGCAGACAAGCTCGGCAACTCGCTGAATAACACGGGCGGAGATGCAGCGGGCCTCGGAGGGGCCCTCGGAGGTGGGGGCGTCGGCGGGGCCGCGGAACAGGCGGCCGTGACGTTCCAGCAGCTCGGGCAAATCACGGGCAATATCGGCGCAGAGATGTGGAAGGCCGCGGGCTCGGCCAACACAGCCGCACACGGGCTGGGCAACATGGGTAATCAGGCTCACGGCTCCGCCTACTCGATGGACGTGGCCGGGAACAAGGCCGGTTGGATGTCCTATGCGATCAACGGCATCCGCGAGGCCGGCTACGGGGCGTTCAGCAATATCATCAGCAGCGCACAGCAGGCGGGGTTCTCGTTCAACCAGGCTGCAACCGACGCCATTAACCTGTGTAACCGTGTGCGAGATCTGCGAAGCCTGTCGGTGGGTCAGTTCATGTTCGGTTTCAATCAGGCGTGGGGCTTCTCGACGGGCGGCAAGGTCGGCGGTTCCTCGTACAGCGGCGGAAAGCAGTCCACGGACACCGTTCCGGCCATGTTGACCCCCGGCGAGTTCGTCATCAACCGTCAAGCCGCACAAACCGTCGGATATGGCTTCCTGGAGGCCGTCAACTCCGGCAGGGCTGCGGCTTCAGGCGCCTCGGCTGCGTCGTCGGGTGCTGCAGGCGGCGGGTTCGGGGGCGGACCGATCCTCGTCGAACTATCCGGAACGGACAGGCATATCCTGGTGAGCGCTGTCAACAAGCCGACGGTGATAGACGGCAATGCTATAGTGGGGATGGTCAACGGCTCTAACGCCATGGCATCGAGGAGAGGAGCATAGGAATGCCTAAAAGACCCAAAGTGTGGTTTGGCACGTTGAACGACATGCGCTGGATCGACGCGCCCGTAGCGAACTTCCAGAGCAACAGCGTAGGTTTCAACTATAACGCCACGACGCTGCGGGGTGACGGTTTCGCCAAGAGGTCGGCGTTGACGCACAGGGAGTTCACGCTCACGTGGGCGGCCAACACGGTGGCGGAGCACGCTGCCCTGCTGTATCTTCTGTCCACGAACGAACTGCTCTACTACGTGGACCCGTTGGCGATGAAGACGAACCTCCTGCCGCTGTTCATGTCTCACTACACGCCTAACGCTACGGTTTTCACGGATGATATACCCCATGTGGCAACACCCGGCACGTACAACGGGGCCCCGGCGATGTCGTGGAACCCCGCGTGGATATGGCAGATCGGACAGAAGATCCACTGGCCAGAGGGATATAACCTGTGGGCCGGGTGCCGAGGGGACGGAACGGTGCAGATCAACGAAACGGCTGTCACGGCTGTCAGCGAATTCGACGGCCGTTACGTGACGACGATGGTTCCGGCGAACAACATTAACAACCCGTGGGGCGAGCTTCAAATGTGGGCGAGCTCTCGGATATCCAGTATTTGTTTGAGGGCCTATCCTGCAGATCGCGTGAAGACGATCAACGACGTTCCGGATAACCACGGCCCGTTCCTGCCTGGTATGGGTTATGGTGCGTTGCAGCAGAAGGAGCCGTATTCGATACAGGAGTACAGTGCGGCTATCGACGGTTATGAGGTGGCTGTGACTGCTTCGTTCACTGAGAAGGTGTTGCTGTGAGTATCGCGCCGGAGCCTTTCGAATACAGGACGGACCGTTCGCTGGAGAACTTCTCTGCACAGTGGGACCGCATGTCGTACAGCGTACCTGGTGGCACTAAGGGCTACCCTGTGATGACGTTGACTGACCGGTTCTTCAAGCCGGCCGACTTGTCGACGACGTGGACGAACAAGCATCCTGTGTCGAGCGTATACGAGTTCAGGGGGGATGTGCGAACGTTCACGTCTAACTATTCGACGAACACCGTGACCGTCGACGACTTGTGTTATAAGCTCAAGCAGGTGAAGGTCGTCCCCACACAGTACAATAATTTCCGGAATGTCGTCGTGGAGCTGTTCAAGCTGTGCGACTATGACAAGGTGTACGTGGACGGTTTCATCAAGTCCGACCAGTACAACCCGGTCATCATGGCGCCTGGGGGGTCGTTCAACGTATGGGATTACTTGAACACTCTGTGTGCAGTACATAACGTGTATATGCTCCGTCAGAACTCAAACCTGCTGTTCCTTCGTGACAATAACTTCCTGAAGGAACGCATGAACAACGTTACGGGCATGAGCTACAGTGTGGATCTCGCACAGTCCACTAAGACCGTGAAGACGACATACCGGCCTATGCGTTACGCCTACAACGAGTATTTGCCGTTGAGCAAAGAGTCGAGAGACACGATCATCCAAGTGGACGCCCGGAAGACCGTGGAGCAGACAATCACGCTCGACGCCTACGTGATCGAAGCCATGACGCCGTGGGTGACCCAGTGCAAAGACTACATCCCGGCGAAGGACACGTCCGGCTTGGAGTATACGGCGTACTGCGTGTCCGGTAACGATGGGCTGCCTATCACAGCCTCCCAGTGGCTAGGGCAGGGTGGTAGCCTCTCTGTGCGTCTAGACCCGAAGAACCACAACCAGATCATCGTGACTGTACGCGGGATGGTGACATCGGATTATTCGCCGTTCCGCATCGCCGCATCCTCGGGTCCATCCAACTACTACAACTCGCTGCGTTTCCGCGGCACAGGACTGGTGATGGGCCCGGAGGACACGTATGTCACGCACACGGGATCGTCTTCTCTCGGATCTGATGAGGAGCAAATAAATAACCCGTTGATCAACACTCCGTCTCTGGCGATTGACAACAGCCTCCGGGCCGTGTGGGAGAAGTCGGGGTCGATCCCGACGATCACACTCACATCTCCCAACCTAGAGTCGCGCACACCGTCTACCACCGGTAACGACTTGTTCCTCACCTCCGGATCGGCCTTCGATTATGGTGGTGACCGATTCATGACGACTCACGTCGATATGAACAACCAAGAGATCACGGTGACGGCCACGTCGCGGATCACCTGCGACGAGTTCTCCAATAATATCGATAAAGGTGTTTCGTTAGCCGATTACGAGGCCAAGATACCGAAGACGATCTACAACGTGTTCCAGTTCAACCAACCGCACAAGGAGTACAAGCCGGAATGATACCCAACAAGAACCTCGGCGCCGGCGACACGTGGGGTGCGTGGGTGCAGGACGAGATATCATCCATCAACTCAGGTCTCAACAACTTAGGGATCGGGGGTGTGCGCAACTCGCTGAACGGCCTGATGTCAAACCTGGACAACACCAACAACAAGCTGTCTTTCCGGACTCTTACAGGTGATTTGCGTATGCTTGGCCCCAATACTGATAATGTAATGATGTCCGAGAGTATAATGAACTACCCCGAGAACGGGAGGGGTTATTTGAACTTCCTCTTCTTCGGCAGTGGTCGTTACGTGAATAAGGGCACGTCGGATGCGTTCCGGTCGAAGATGCAGTTGGTGCTCCAAACCGCTTGGACACCACCGGGCGGAACGCAGACGAAGTACGAAGAATACTACATCTCTCAAATGCCGGGGATGTTCAATGGTGAGATTAATGCTGGATACTACGACCTCTACGCCTTCTACAACCTGACGGTGCCGCGCGTTACACAGGTGGTCTTCCGCCTTATCGGGGAGAACAGGTTGACGCACAACCCGGAAAAGGATGAGTACAACTACTTCAACGGCACTATACTGGTACTGGAGTCCAACCAGCCTAACACGTAAAGAGAGGTAAAATGGCTACAACAGACAGCAATGGGATCGCCCACATCGAGGGCACCGACCCGGTAAAACCCCTGCAGGGTTTGTTTAACACAATCTCGTCTTCCGTGTCCAACGTCGTAGGCAAGCTGCGCAAGCAGGTTATCTACCCGGTGAAGACGCGGTGGGACGCACAGAACAAAGTGGATGAGCTGAAGCGCCAGGGTGTGGAGGGCACGGCTGACGAGCCGATCGTCTTCAACATTCTGAACGATCGTATACAGCTTCAGCATGACGGTTCGGGTTTCACTTACTTCAGCGCGCAGATGGCGGTCCTAGCAGCCGGGGTGTTCGAGACCGGGTATCAACGGTGGGAGTTATACAATATAAAGTCGTTCACTGTGCCCTTCCCTGAAGAGCTCGACCGTATCCCTCGTTCGCTACTGTGCCAGGTCACGGACGCCATCACACATAGTATCATCGGTTTCCCCGTGGATAAGAAGCAGTTCGGAGTTGCCACCGCCTGTAACTGGAAATGGGCCGTTGACTCGAACGTCCACGTCAGCTGGGTAGCGCTCGGGTAACCAACCTGCTTGACATATAGAAGAAGCCCCCGCATTGCGCGGGGGCTTCTTCCTACTCACCTGCCATATAGCGTCTCCACCACCGGTGGATGTCTGTGTTCGGCGTGTACAGCCAACTCGGTCCTATGATGTTGAACAGCACGTCGACGAACCTGTGCGAGCCGTTACCCTGGCCGTTCCAGGGGTGGGACGAGAATGGGTTATCCGCATCCCATTCGAAGACGGGGCCGATGCCCGCCTTTCCGAGGCGCACAGCCAGCTCGAAGCAATCTTCGACGTGCAGTGCCTCGTTGTCGTAGCAGTATTTCCTGATCCACCGTGCGGTGTTCCATTTCTTAATCATCAATTAGTCCTTTCTCTTGTCATTTGCAGGAGCCCGTAGTAAAAGGCTTCAGACGCCTGTTGGGGCATGCACGCGTTTCCGAGTGCTGCCAATTTGGCCGTGCGAGACACGTCGTCTGCGTCAGTCACCCACCCCTTCGGGGGCCCATCCTCCACTCGATATTATTGTCATACGGGACAATGGATAACACTGTGTTGACTAATCAGAGCTCCAACCCGCCGATACCTGTGAAAAGCGACCCTATCTTCATTTCCATCCTCTCTCATATGTGGGTTTGTGGTGTGATCGCTCGACCAGATAGGCTACGGCGTGTCGTGCGGCCTCCCGGCGGTCATGGTGGTGATCCTCAACTTTCTCGAAGAGGAGACCGAGCTTGCGGAGGTTCTCGTCACGGACGAATAGCCGCTGTTGGGGTGTGCGCCACTGAATCTTCTTCCCGAGGAGCCGGCCGAAGACGTGCACGGCTCCTTCGACCCGGACCGGGTTGATGTCGGCACCGGGAATGTTCCGGTTAACGTACTTTTCGCACACCACAATGTCAGGCTGCACCATGCGGTCGAACATCCTCTTGTAGAACCAGTCGTAGGTTCCCTCGGTGCCGGGGTTCCACGAGTTGAGGAGCCTGGCCGGCTTGTCTTCTTCGTAGCCGAGGAGGACGATGCCGGTTGTCCCCCCGACCCCGCAGGGATCGATAGCCAACAGCGTCGTCATTTACTGTCCCTGCTCTCAGAGTCCGTGGTACTGCTGTGCGTAGCCCCAGTACCCGCCGTCGACGAATGACCGAGAGGCCGGGTGGTAATAGTAATGCTCCTCGCCTCTTGTATCGCACGGTTCAGCTTCTTCTCCGATTTGCGGAGCTGCCAGTCCAGCAGCGCTATAGCCACCACCCATGCCAGAAGCATAATAACGACCCAGATGTTCATAGTATCTCCTTTCCTTTGCTTTGTTGCCCCACAGGTAGTCGACCAACAGACAGGCGAACACCCCGTAGTGAAAAGGCCACGCCCAGACGGTCCACATAAAGGGTCTGATGCGCGTGTCGTAGTTCTCAATCCCTCGGTCGCCTCTTGTCGCCCAGATTTGGTAGGCGACGAGGTGTGCAATGGCGCCGATGAAGAGGACGCATATGATGAGCTGTGTCTCGTTGAGAGTGTTCGTCTGTGTCATGGGGTTGGCTCCTTTCTTTCTCCATATCTCCATGGTAGCGAGAGGAGCCAACCCCGTCAAGGCTTCTAGGTGTGTCGTATGTCACTTACGCGAGCCTGAGAACATAACGGTCGAAACCGGCGGCCTGCACGCATTCGACGAGCTCCCGTCGGCGTTTCTCCCAGCGCTTCTTGTCCCACGAAGCGGCCATCAGCTGGAATGCCACCGGCGTACCCTCTGTGCGAGCCTCCTGCAAGGCGAAGGTGCGCACACCGGCCAACCTCAGCTGGGAGACGAGGTCTTCGAAATTGTAGTCGATGAGCGACTCGGGGTAGACGGTTGTGCGAACTTCGTAGTCAACTCCGGACTCCAAAACGAGGTCAAGGGTCCTCCAGACTTTGTCTCCTCGCACACCGACGGCTTTCTTGTAGTCCTCGGGTCGTGCTTTCACGTCGAGCCCAACCCAATCGACGACGTGCATCATGCGCTCCAGCCGATCCGGGAACATACCGGACGTGTGGACACCCACACCGAAGCCGAGTTCGGCAACCTCTTCAGCGGCCGGAATAACAGCCTCCTGGCGCAGTGCCTCTCCACCTGTGAAGACGACGCCGTCGAGCAGTCCGACGCGCCGCTGGAGGAAACCCTCAATTTCAGACCAGGCGATGGCGCCCGGTGTGCGGTTATCGAGGATGGCCGAGTTCTGACAATAGGGGCACCTGAGCGGACAGCCCTGGCAGAACACTGTGGCTACGAGCCGGCCGGGCCAGTCCACTGACGAGAGGGGGACTAACCCGGCCACCTGAAGGTCGTCGCTCACGCCTTCACGCTCTCCTTCTCGGTGAAGGGGGTGCGCTCGGCGTACTCGCCTTTCTTGCCGATGTTGAAGGACGCGACCGGGCGGAAGTACCCCATGACCCTCGTCCACACCTCACAGGCTTCACCGCACGTCTCACACACGAAATGCTCACCGGCGAGATAGCCGTGGTTGGGGCAAATCGAGAACGTGGGGGTGATCGTGATGTACGGAAGGTGGAAGTTGGTGAGCGCCCTCTTGACGAGCTTGGCGCACACAGCACCAGACGAGATCTTCTCGTTCATGTACAGGTGCAAGACAGTTCCACCTGTGTACATGGACTGCAGATCTGCTTGTTCTTCCAAAGCCTGGAAGGCGTCCTGCGTGTGCGACACAGGCAGTTGGGAAGAGTTCGTGTAGTAGGGGTTCTTGTCCGTGCCGGCCTGGATGATGTTGGAGAACCGCTTACGGTCTTCCTTGGCAAACCTGTATGTGGTGCCCTCCGCGGGGGTGGCTTCCAGGTTATAGAGGTTTCCGGTCTTCTCCTGATACTGGACGAGGCGCTCTCTCATGTGCGCGAGGAGCTTCTTGGCGAAGGCGTGGCCCCACTCGGTGGTTATGTCTTCCTTGTCGTGTGTAAAGTTGCGGATGGCTTCGTTGACGCCGTTGACGCCGATCGTAGAGAAGTGGTTGCCGAGCCCCCCGAGGTAGCGTTTGCTGTACGGGAAGAGGCCTCGCTCCATAAGCTCGGCGATCTTGATCCTCTTCTTCTCAAGCGTGGACGAAGCGAGATCCATAAGATGGTCAAGCCTCTCGTAGAGCGCGTCTTCGTCCCCTGCCCACATGTATCCGAGCCTTGCGGCATTCACGGTGACGACGCCTATGGAGCCCGTGAGCTCGGCCGAGCCGAACAAACCGTTGCCCCGCTTCAGGAGCTCGCGCAGGTCGAGCTGGAGGCGGCAGCACATCGAGCGGATCATGCCCGGGTCGAGCTCGGAGTTGATGAAGTTCTGGAAGTAGGGCAGGCCGTACTTCGCGGTCATATCGAACAGGGCGCGGGCGTTGTCCGACTCCCAGTCGAAGTCCTTCGTCATGTTGTAGGTCGGGATAGGGAAGGTGAAGACGCGGCCGTCGGCGTCGCCTTCCATCATGACCTCGATGTAGGCGCGGTTGATCGTGTCCATCTCGGCCTGGAGGTCCCCGTATGTGAAGTCGCACAGTTCACCCCCGATAAGCGGATGGTTGTCCTTGATATCCTCAGGGCACGTCCAGTCGAACGTGAGGTTCGTGAAGGGGCACTGACTACCCCAACGGCTGGGGACGTTGAGGTTGAAGATGAGCTCCTGCATGGACTGTTTGACTTCTGCATAGTCCAGCTTGTCGAGCCGGATGAACGGCGCCATGTACGTGTCGAAGGACGAGAAGGCCTGGGCCCCCGCCCACTCGTTCTGCAGCGTGCCGAGGAAGTTGACGATCTGGCCGCAGGCCGACCTGAAGTGACGCGGCGGATCGGAGGCGATGGCCCCGGCGATGCCGTTGAAGCCTTCCTCCAATAGCCTCCTGAGCGACCAGCCCGCACAATAGCCCGCGAGCATGTCGAGGTCGTGGATATGGTAGTCGCCGTTTCTGTGTGCGGCTCCTTCTTCTTCGCTGTACACCTTCGACAGCCAATAGTTCGCGATCGTCTTGCCGGCGGCGTTGAGAATGAGGCCGCCGACGGAGTAGCCCTGGTTCGCGTTCGCGTTGACGCGCCAATCCGCCTGCTCCACGTACTCTTCCACTGTGGAGATCGGGTCGATATTAACAGTCAAAATCTCGTCCTTTCTACGATGGGTCTTCGATTATACAGCCACCGGGGCCTTGATGGCCGGGTGGTGTTTGTACCCGGCCGATGCGTAAATGTCGCTCATTTGATAGTCGAATATAGATGGCGCCTTCTTGAGGCTGAGCTCGGGAAACGGGTAGGGGCTACGGGCGACTTGTTCCCGCACAGCCGCCACGTGGTTCTTGTATATGTGGCAGTCTCCTCCAGTCCAAATGAATTCTCCTACATCGTGGCCTGTCTGCTGTGCGATCATGTGCGTCAACAGGGAGTATGACGCGATATTGAAAGGCACACCCAAGAATAAGTCCGCACTGCGTTGGTATAACTGACACGAGAGCCTGCCGCCCGCTACATAGAACTGGAATAGAACGTGGCAGGGGGCCAGCGCCATGGCGTCCAAGTCGCCGACGTTCCACGCCGACACGATATGCCGGCGGGAGTCCGGATCGGCCTTCAAGCTCTCGACGACCTCGTAGATTTGGTCGATGCCTTTTCCGTCAGGTGCGGGCCAGGAGCGCCACTGGTGCCCGTACACGGGCCCAAGGTTGCCGTCCGCATCAGCCCACTCATCCCATATGGAGATGCCATGGTCCTTCAACCACTTGATGTTCGTGTCGCCGGACAGGAACCACAGCAGTTCACCTTTAACAGCCTTCATGGGCACGAACTTCGTCGTGATACGCGGGAAACCGTTACGCAGGTCGTAGCGAATCTGCCGCCCGAAGACGGACAGCGTCCCCACCCCTGTGCGATCCTTCTTCTCTACCCCGTGCTTCAGAACGTCTGCAAGAAGAACCTCATACTGCCTATCGATTGTGTTCATCAAACGAACTTCCTAACCATGTCCGGACGGAACCCGCTCCAATGCGTCTGGCCGATCACCACAACCGGCGCTTGTTTGTAACCGAGACCCAACACGAATGACAGAGCGTCGTGGTCCTCTGTGATATCGATCTCATCGAAAGGAATCCCTTTCTTCGTCAGATCCTTCTTCGTCATCTTGCACTGGACACAGCCAGGTTTCGTGTACAGCGTAGCTTTCGTCATAATCTCTCCTTTCATCAGTGGGAGGCGTGCTCCCAGTCATCTGCCGGCTGCCCGTGTGCGGCAGTGAACTCCACCCCGTTCCACGTTGTGGACATCAGCTCAGCGATTTTCGGCACCGCCCAGTCTAGCTCCGATTCGGGAATCGAGAAAATCAACTCGTCGTGGATTTGCGCGCGAAGCCAATGAATGAGACGAAGGTCACAGTTCAACATGCGGATGAGCGCATCCGTCATGATCTCCCTCGTCCCCGACTGACCCATGAGCGCCGAGGACTGGGTGTACGACCGCTCGACGTTGACACTCATGCGCCGGCCCCACGCATTGTAGATGTAGCCGCTCTCACCCTGATCCGCACAGTCTTGACGCCATCGCACAACCAAAGGGTAGGCTTCCGCCATTTTCTCGACGAAGTGCTCCGCCACGTCGAGCGGTTGACCCGACGCCTTGGAAATCGTCTTCGCCCCGCCGCCGTAATTCCAAGCATGAGAGAGCGCCTTGGCCTTCTGGCGATAAGGATTGCGCTTGCGCGCCTCAGGATCGGCCTCCCAGCCTTCAGGCATGTGCGCCTCGTACTCTTCATCGCCCCAGACGGCCCGGCCTGTGATCTCATGCGGGTCGGCGCCGGGTTTGAAATTCTCCATATAGGCGGGGTCCTGCGCGTAACCTGCGACGATCCTCGCATCCGCATTCGAGTAGTCGAACGAGACGAGCTTGCATCCGGGGTCGGGGACGAAGTAGGACTTCTCTACGGCATTGTCGCCACGTGCCGTCCACACAGTCAAACCGGGCTTCGTCGTAGAAGAACGACCAGAGCGCTGCAGGTCATCGACCTCGGGGTGTACACGGCCGTCAGGCTGCAGACAATCGATTGTGAGCTGCGCAAGAGATCGCTGGCCCAGTAGTTCACCCAACACCTTTCCGAAGGCCTCAGCGTGGGTTCCGTGGCCTCTGAGGAGGCCCTGTACAACGCTGCCGGACAGCTGGAGGGCGCCCGTCGGTGTGCGAGGCCACTCGGGGTGCGTGAACTCGTCCACACCGAACGCAGCCAGGGCGTCGAGGACGCACTGCTTGCCTTTAGTCGTCCGCCACGGCTGCTTCGAATCGAGTGGCATACCTACCGACCTGTGCAGGTAATCGAGCAGTTTCTCTTTCCTGTCCGCCAACTCGTAGAGCCTGTCATAAGCCTTGTCGGCGTCGATGAGGAAGCCATTCCTCGACATCTGCGCATTGATGGCGGCCTTCAGCTGCTCGCGCCAATCGTACTCGTCGACCTCATGACGGAGCAGGAGCTCCTTGAAAATACCCCTGAGCACCACTACGTCCTGCTCGGAGTACTCGCGAAACGTCGGATCGTCAAGCGGAATCAGTCCAAAGTCGAGATCGGCGATCTTCGTCCCCGGGGGGTTGAACTGCTTGGCGAGGTCTTTCAGGTCCATGACCTTGCCTTCCAGCCCCAAGTGGTGTGCGAGGTTGTCGAGGGACAACCACCTGCGCACATTCGAGGGGCTGAGGTCGGTGACGACTCGACGCCCCGCTCTATCCAGGTAGACAGACGGAGCAGGATAGGCGATATTAGCCAGCACCATGGTGTCGATGACCTTGCGGCCCATCGTCATCCGTAGCGGCTCGTCGCTATCTTTGCCGAACAGCACAGACAGATCGAAGTTGTGGCCGTTGTGGATCACCACACCCTCGGCCCCCCGAATAGCATCTATGACCTCGTCGTAGTCCTCCGTCAAAACGACGGGGCCTTCGCCCCACGCATATTGACCAAGGCGGAAAAACTCACGCGGCGGCATGGACCAGCGCTTCTCGACTCCGTGGGACTCGATGTCGAGGAAGAGGATCCTCGACCACTCTCCGCCGAACGGCGACGACCACGCTCCGTTATCCAGTAGATAGCGTCGCACAACACCAGCAAACCACCGAGCTGCCGTGTCGATGCCGCAGTCGTCCCACGGTTCGAGGTCGAAGACAGCGGCGCCTTCCTCGGTGTCTGACCACTCATAGTTGAGGGGTCCGAGCTCCGGACTGGCAACAACTGCCACCTCCTGGAACATCCCGATGTCGCCGGATGCCAGATAGAATCGCACCGTTCTCATTCGTCCACCACCATCGTGTAGAACCAGCCCTTGGACTTCTTGTTCTTACCCTTGCTTCGAATGTATTCGAGCTCGACCGGGCCGGAGATGAGACCTCTTCCTCGCAGCGAAGAGATGATGTTCTTGTACGTCCACTCGTCCAAATCGGGGAATTTGTCCCGGACTTTCGTGCACAGGATGGCGTGGTTCACCTTGTCGCAGTGCGTGCGAATGAACGTCATGACCGAATCCTGCTGCTTGACGTAGTGGCTCGCCGTCACGTCGTTGAGAGCCTTGAGCAGACACCGTACCCAATGGTTGGCGTAGTAGATGGCGTTCAGCATGTGCGTCTTGGTGATCACGCCGTCCTCCCTATCCATGAGGCTGAACAAACCCGCCACTTGGGGGACGGTGATGCACAATCTGCGGAACGCCGACTCGAAGATCGACGACTTGTCCTCGACGATGTCGAAACGCTGTACGTTACGACACCATGTCTCGTAGCGCTCAAGAGCCTCGTCGTCCACGTCGAGGAGGATACGGTTCACGTCGAGGTCCCGCTCCTGAAGTCGCTGCTCCACATCGGGCACGTCGTCAGTCTTGTAGCACACGCGGCACAGTTGATTGACGCGACTTGCCAGGGTGTGCGCGAGCTTCTGCGCCTTCCTGTCGCGGTCTTTGCTGTTGCCGAACTTTCGACGGCTATTGAACATGGCAGCGATCTTCGGCTTATCATCGCTCTTACCCTCGTTGTCTTCTTCGATATACGTCACCCATGTGAAGCGTGTAAGGAACCCGTTCTTGAAGTTACGCATTTCAAGAATATCTATCGACTCGTCGTAGATGCCCGTAAGAATGACGTTGAGGTGTGCGTTGGCCCTGTCGACCCCCTCAGTAGTGATACGACGCGTCATCTCAACTTCGCCACTGAACAGTTTGCACAGACCTGCGTCGAAGCCGTTCCATGACCCGCGGTTGTCCATGATGTCCCTGAACTTATCCTGGATCTCATCGAGCGCCATGTATGTGGGCGTGTTGTGGAAAGGGGCGATGTCACGCTTCATGGCTTGGATGGTGGAGTCGCTCGCCACTTTGATGCTGTTGGTACGCCCTATCAGGGTACCGCACAGGTCGATGACCGTCTGAGCCCCATTGACGGCCGTAGTCTTGTGCGCAGTACCGGAAGGACCGAGGATGAGCGGCCAGAAGCGAAGCCCTTGCTCATCGTCCCCCGTCGTGTTGATGGACCCGAAAGCGCCGATCGTCGTCGCCATCGTCACAATACCCAACGCAGCGTGATAGGTGTCCGCGGTGTCCGTAACCGTGCGACCGTAATCGATGTAATCTTTGATGAACGTTGGATTGTCATCACTTTCGACGAACGCCACCTCGTCATCCGTGAGGAGCTGGATCTCACCGGTCTGATACTCGCGAATAGCGTTGGCAAAGCTTTCGTCCCCGAGAGCGATCCCGTTCTCGTCGAGATGCGTGAAGCTGTCCTTGTACTCCTTGCTGAACTTCTCAACCTCCTTCCACGTGCACAACTCCCAGTTGTCGCGCTTCGGGATAGCGTGGCCCTCCTTAGTTTTCCGGCCGGCGTAAACGGGGTTGTACTTGTTGCAGTGTGCGCGAAGCATCAGCTGATACACCTCGTTGTCGCTGAACGTAGCTCGGAAGAGCTCCATCTGAAACTTCTTGGCCGTCTGAGACCAACTCTGCCGGCCGTCCTCTATCTCGTCGAGGTACATGGACCGCAGCGACTGCGTCTTAAGTTTGTCCTCGATGACTCGAAGCTGCTCGTCATCGCACATCGGAGGGGCTTCGCCGACATTCTTCGCTTCTTCGAGGAGCACAACGGGGTAGGCCGCCTTGATCTCATCCAACGTGTAGACAGCACCGGTGTTCTCCACGACGCGCACGGGGTAGTCTGCGCCATACTTCGTGTTGACGGAGCCCGGCACTCGAAGCAGCTTGGACGCCTGCCAGCCGGAGTCGCAGCCTTTGTCACGGTGCTTCTGATAGATGGACCTCGCAACCTCTGAGCACTCGGCCAGCGAGTATGCCTTGTCGAGGACCCACCAACAATGCGTGCGACTTCTCGATGTGCGCACAACCAAACTCGGCTCGACCTCGAATTCGCTCGGCGGGCAGGTATCGGCCTCAGCCCACACGACATTGCACATAGCCCCTTCGTCATCGCCTGAGCGGCTCTTGCCTGTGAAGACGCCGACCGAGCAGTAGGTGTTCTCATCCTCGCGCATCGACAGATAGCGCTGGGCGAAGTCGCGCTTCTCCGGCCACTCGACGAATTTATTTTTAAAGGTCTCCTCCTCCTCCTCATCGAGGGGATCCATCGTCACGATGTTGATGTATCCTTCGATGTCCCCATAGATCATGTCCAGGAATTCTATCGCTTCCATCTTCTCTTCCTTTCTCTTCCGAACCGACGGTGTCTTATAGAGCAGGAACGGCCCCAACGGGGCCGTTCCTTACTCCTTCCTCTTAACCGATGCTGAACTTCCTCGTCGTGTCCCTGGCCGGCTGGACCTTAGCCGTGGGTGCGTCCTGCACGACCTTGGGCTTCAGCGGCTCGCCGAGCTGTTCCAGCTCTCGCTTTCCGTCGTCCACGTAGTAGGACTCGACCGTTGCGTTTACGTAACCCCGATCATTGTGGCGGTTCCCGATTTTGACGAGGACCGTCTGGTCAGGGTCGACCAGTTCGGTTTCGTCTTCGGGGATCAGGAAGCCCTCGTCGGGGTCGTAGGCGCCGACGGCCTCCCAGAAGTTCGGGAAACTGTAATTGAGCTTGCCGTTCTTCCAGTGCGGTTGAAGCGGGACGTTGAAATCCTTGACGATAGCGCCGTCGTAGTCGTCGGTCGGGCCTTCGATGATCTTCAGGTCAACGACGAGACGCGGTAGCCCTGCATTGGCAGCGGACTTGTACTCTCCCTTCTCCACATCGCAGATGATAGCCCGGTAGACACCGGGCGCCGGAACCTTGACCGCACCGCCGCGGCCTCCGAAGTGGCCGTCGGCTCCGAGAGCGGACTTGAGTTCCTTGTCGTCGAGTTTGAATGCCTTATAAGCGGGTTTGCGTACCATAGTGTTCTCCTCTCTCAGTGGTTGTCGCAAAGCTTCCAGAGCTTTTCGATGGTCAGGTCCTCCACAAATGGAGGAAGGTTGAAGCGGTTCTTGGCCCCGATCGTCCGGGACGCGAACATCTGCGCTTCCGTATGCGACTCGCCGGTTTTCCGGTCAGTGTCCAGTGACAAATGTACCACCACGTCGGGCGTCTGTCCAACCTTGGCCCGCGAGCCGGAGCCGCGCCAGGCGAAGTCCGCCACCCCGTTGTCGTCGGTCTTCTGGTGGACTACGAGGATGGACAGCACCCCGGCGTCCTTCAGAAGCGGGAAGATCCCGTTCGAGCCGGTGGTCTTCTTGGCTGCCTCCGTCCAGATAGCGAACTTGTTGGGGTTCTGCTTGGCCATCTCGACGGCTTCGAAGTGATCCGCACACCAATCGTTGTAGACGTTGAGCGGGTCAATGACGATTGTCTTGTACTCACGGGGCATCTCGCCTGTGAGGAAGGCCACAAGAATGCGGTCCGTGTTGTGGATCCAGCCTTCCTCCTTGGTCATGCCCTCTGGTATCGGCATGTTCTTAGGCCTGACGATGTCGATGTTTTCCGGTGGAACATCGCGTGTGACGCCTGTCGTACTGCCTTCGAGGTCGAGGTACAGTACGGGCGAGGTGGGCTCGAACTTAGCAGCCGATGCTGCGAACGTAGTCTTCCCCTGGCCGTAGTCGGAGTAGACGAGGATCTGCTCGGGTTTGCTGAGTTCGTCGGGTTTGATGATGAATGATTCGATGTCGAAATCTGTCATTCGTCTTCTCCTTTCTCTTGACTGATGTAAAGCTGTTCTGTGCTCTTAAGGCATTGAAGATATTCCTCTGCCGAAGCCAGCATTTTCACTCTTTTCGGATCCAGCTTTTGAACATAGCAACGTCGAAGCGTATCTCCAGATAGAGCCTTTTCAGCCTTCGATATATCGAAACGGTGAACCTCCCTTCGCGTAACTATGTACGGGCCAGCTACTCCGGACTCGCCGACCTGCAGCCTTTTCTTGATAGCTGCAGCGAGTTCCTTCTTCCTCTCTTCGAGGCTGTCGATGAGCCCCGATATATAACCATATTCGAGAATGTCGTCCTGTTCTTTCATACGATAACACCGCCTACGTAGTCTTCTTGACAGCTAGCACGTTACAACGGTAGCAACCGGGATACGACGGAAAATCCGTGAAGCCGTCGCACAGGGCATCGATGATGTGCTGCCCGCGCTGCCATACCTGCTCGGCCTTTTCGCGGTCGTAATCAATCGTGAAGATCTCCACATCGGACACCTGCGAAGCGTCCCTTGGAATGAAAACGACCTTGATCTTGCGCACAGTCCCCTCGCCGTCGCGACGCTCTTTGCCGAGCGCGTAGAGGTGGGTCTGTGCGACGTAGGCGATATACTTGGCTTTGGCGCTGTCTCCTGTCACGTCCGGCACGTCTCCGTGCATTGAGAACACCGCGTTGAGGGCCTTCAGCTTGGATCGGGTGGTCGTCTTGTAATCGACGATCGTCCCGTCCTCAGGGTCGTAGGCGTCGGCCGTGGACCGGATCAGCCCGTAGTTCTCATAAAGGCCGAGCTCGAAGCGCTGCTCCAGCTCCCACTTGGGGAAGAGCCGCTTCGCCCAGTACTCCAAACCCCGGTGGATGTCGGTTCCGATCCTGGCGCCCATGACGAAGTTGGACTCCCGCATCTCGCGCGGCACAAGTTCCACGCCGCTCTTGTCCTTGATACCAGGCAGGATGTCCTCGGCCAGGCACAGCGCACACGGGTTAGAGAGGTTCGAGGCCCCGACCCGGATCTGCTTGTCGCGCCGGGTCTGGGGCGTGAACAGTGACAGTAGTTCGTCGTTCCTCATACCAGTTGAAGCTCCCAGCCTTTGTTGATTGCGAAGTTGACGATGTGCTTGCACTCGATAATAGCGGGTGTGTCGCCGGTGTTGTGCAAGATGATCGGCCCGTCCTTGTATTTCAGTGTGGTATGCGGTTCCAATGCGGCACGCTGCGTATCACGCTGGTCCCACACGTGTTGGATGAACGGGACAGGTGCGAAGTATAGCAGGTCGTTGTCCATGAGGTTACGAATATCTGCTAACCCCAAACAATATTCTGCACCGTTAACATCCAACCACTTCTTAAGTGCGGGGATGAAAGCATACCTCTTGTCCAAGTTATCGAACAATATGAAGTTATCTTTCAACTGCTCCTTAATATAGTCGTCCATTTCGTTCCTCCTTTCTCTGTTAACCGAGAACGACAGCCTCCTCGGCCCCGAACCCGGCATTGTTCGACTCGAAGAACTCGTCATAATGCTCGTTGTACCCCACGCGGCAGTCGAAAAAGTCGAGCGACTCAGCCGGGTACAACTGGTATCCTCTCGCCACGAACAGCTTCAAATCGCCGTACTTGGCGCGGGCTTTCTCAAGGTCTTCGATGAACTCCGTGATCGTCATGGTGTGTTCCTTTCTCTCAATCAGCTTGTACCTTTACGGTACAGGCACAGCCCCGGACGTGCAAGCCGGGGCTGTGTGATATAGCTCACTTGTTCAGTACTGAACGATTGTTCTCCGCCTGCTGCGCGAGACGCTGGAACGTGCCGTCGTCCATCGTGTCCCGAGCCTGGAAATAGTAGCGAATGATCCGCTCTGCAGGCTGGCCCATCCGGTTCAGCCGGCCCTTTGCCTGCTCGCACAGCATCCCGTTCAGGTCCTCGTCCAGCCACACCTCCACGTGGCACACGCGCTGCAGGCCGTCCAGGCCCTCAGCCGCGGCTCCGACAGTGCACAGCAAGACCTGCACACCCCCCGCTGTGAACCCCGCAAACGCCTCACTACGTGCCTTAGCCGACTGCGCACCCGTGTACAGAGCTGTCTTCGCACACACCCTGTGTGCAACAGCATTCGCGAACCGTTGACTCGACGTGAACACCAGCACTTTGTCGTGTGCGTGGTACTTCTCGATCAGCGTGTTCAACATGTCAAGTTTCCTAGAGCGGCAGTCCGAGTCGAACGTCACCCTGTCCATGTCAATATCAGGGTCGTACACCATGCACGGCTCGCCCAACGCCACCTGACGCAGACGCACAAGCTTCACAATCGGAAGAGACGCCACGAGCAAGCCGCCCTCGATCTCCGTGATCAACTCATACTGCAGTTTGTCATATATATCGCGCTGCTTATGCGTCAACTCGCATTCGACGATTCGGGTGTCCACGGGCTTCCTCTCGGCTGGCAACCCCACCACGCACGGCAAAGACCGAAGGAAAGCCCCCGGCTCCTTCTCGGCGACGATCGTCTCGATCTCCTGCAGCCTACCGTACCTGTCGTGAATCCAACTGTTCTGGACGATACACCACCGCGCTTTCCAGCGGTGGAAAGAGCCCTCCACGTACAACCAGTCCCTCTTGTCGTGAGACAGCGGCACACGGGACGGGTCCTCCACGTTCCACCACAACCAGCGGCAAATCGACCACAGTCCCTCGAAGCGGTTGCCTTGAGGCGTGGCCGACATCGCCAGTTTGAAGCCGGCATTCCGCAGGCTCCACATAGCCTTCGCCCGTCCCGATTTACGGTTCGACGCCGATTGCACCTCGTCGTACACCACGAAGTCCGGCTTCGCCTTCGACCAAGGTAGAAGATTCTCTTTACCCTTTTCGACGTTCTTCGCATTGTAGTCGGATAATCCTAGGTACTCCCTACCGACGTAGTAAACGCCAGGGACTCCGTCCTTCAGCTCGTCGAAGTGGCCGAGGTGCTTCGAATCGATTCGCTTGAACGGCAGTTCCACGCCCTGCCGGGCGAACGTCGCCCTCCAAGCGTCGACGATCTGCGGCTTCGCCGGCCCCACGATCAACGTCGTAGCCGGCTCAAGCCGCTTCGCCACCTCCACCGCACACAGGGTCTTGCCCGTCCCCGTGTCCGACACATCCAAAGCGGCCCGGAAGCCATCCCGCTGTGCGACGACGGCCTCCACCTTCTCCAATTGCGCCGGGGTAAGATCCAAGAATGTCACGCCCGCACCACCTCGAACTTCGCGCACGAGATATCAATCGAACGTACCAGAATGTCCATGTTCAGACCAATCGAGAATGCCTTAATGTAGTACTTGTCCACATCCGCCTTACCTTCAGGGTCCTTCGTCAAGAGGAACTCAGTACCATCGTATTTACGGCGGCACCATACATATCCCTGATCTTTCAGGATACCCGTCACCGAATCGGCCGGGCACTCCTCTCCTTTAACGTGGAACGGCGGGTCATAGAAGCGATCCACAGTGTGCCTCGACGCGTCATAATAGTATCCTGACGGGGCCTTACCGGGATGGAACGGAGGTTCGTCCTGCTTGACCAGAATCAGTCGAATCCCGTTGCACGTGTAGTAGACCTGCCGTTCCGATGCGTAACCGATGCTGATAGCCCGGAACGGCTTGCCTTTGGCGTCTTCCACCGTCTCCCGATATGAGTTGTGCATCGCCTCACTTGACGTCGGCACATAATCCAGCGTGTCGTCCGGATTGACGGCGAACCAGCCCTCAAGCGGTCCCTTCTTCCCGTACAGCAATTGCCTCACAGCTTTCCCTCCTCTTCTCTCCTGGCCCGGCGCTCGAACGAGTCTTCCCCGCCTATCACGCCGAACAGCCTCTTCTGCCCTTTCTCCACGCGGTCCGCATAGTCCCTGCACTCACGTCGCACGGGGCAAACCGAGCACACCCACTTGGCCCGCGCATAGTAGGGGTCGTCCTCGACGTCGGCCCCCTCGCGGGGGGCGAAGAACAGGTGCATGCCGATGTCGCTCTTCTTGCAGCGCGCCTGCTTGACCCATTCTTCGCCCCTCCAGATGTCAGCGATGTCCATTACTGTTTCTTCACACACCCCTTGAGGCGGGACAGCTGGGGACCGATCGGGTTACGGTAGTGCCCTTTTGTGTTGTACGGTTCCCTAGCCTTCGACGAAAGTTTCATGAATGACACCTGAGCGATCGGCTCCACACCGGTCGAATCCAACAACAGGTCGAAAACCGTCGGAAGAATCAACGGGTGGGAATTGACGTTGTATAGCTCCAGGGTGATCATCCCCTCGAACCCCGGATCTATGAAGCCTGCGGTGATGTGCGTCAACAGCCCGAGGCGGCCCCAACTCGACCGGCCCTCCACCTGTGCGGCGATATTCGCTGGGAGAGAGAATTTCTCCAAGGTCGCTCCGAGCCACAATTCGCCGGGCGGGAGAACGAACTCGCTCCGTGCGCCCCAGGCCACATGCCGCTCACCTGTCTTCGTGTTGAGAAAGTACGGGCCTAGGTGCACGTCGTAACTAGCTGGTTGAAGGCAATCATCACGGAGCGGGTCCACCAGTCCCGTACGCTTCGCCAGTTTTTTAATATCTTTGTCAGATAACATTGAATGACAGCCCCTTTCCATTTAGTGCGTATTGGTTCAGTCTGAACATCACGACGGGTTTTTGATCGCCCGGGTCGGCTGCGCAAATGCGCAGCATGTCGAAGCCGTCGCCGTGGTTGACGTCGACGCAGCCCACTGTGAAAGGGACCCTATTCGCGTCAATGCGCACACGGGAGGCGCCGTTCGACACAGCGTCGTAGTCGTCGTCCAGGTGAAGGCACAGCCCGCCGTCCGATACCGACACGGACTGGATGTGAGAGCCCACCAGCGCCTCCCTCATATGGGAGACGAAGACGGGTAGCGGATCGGTCGGCTGGGACAGTCCGATCACGGCGACGACGTCGTTCATTCTATCGAACAGTTGCCACGTATACGACCCGTCTCCCGTCCGCCTGTGCGCCATGCGCTTTAGTGGCATGGCGCACACGGGCGGCGCCGGGCGGTCAACGGTGAACTCAGATTTCTTCAAGTACACTGAGGTGCCGTTGCCGAAGAAGAACGTCGTTCTGTTGACAGAGTCAACAATGCGGTCGACGGTCCACCCTTCTCGCACAAGGGGGTTGAACAGGTCGAATATGTGCTGGAGCAGTTTCTCGTCCTTACTCATCAGCCGCGTCTCCGTCTTTGAAAAGCAGCTCGACAGCATGACCCGCTGCGGTTTCGATGTATATCGCGTCCCCTTGGTCGAGGATGTGTTCCACAGGCGAGTCCACCGCCAACCAATTCACGAAGACGCCCGTCAGGCCATCGGCCTCCTCCGTGAACACCACACCGGTGGCCAAAAGAGCATATTTCTTATATTGGTTGACATTCATCGAGCTGTGCAGGTTCTGACCGTACAGCTCGCTGATCAGCCACTCCTTCCGGGTGATGTTCCGAAGCTCCACGTGTGCGATAACGTCGCCATACTCGTCGAAGAGTCGAACCTGCCTGAACTGATCGTCGTACCTCACGTAGCTCACAAGCACATCGAGATTGTTCAAGCCATAGCGCCCCACTCTATAACCCCAATCTCTCCTTTTGTTACGCAAAGGGAGCGCTACGTGGCTAGACAGGCTGGTGAAGAACAAGCGACCATCCATGACCTCCATGCCCATCAATGGGAAGCCTTCAAGCCTTTTCAAAACATCCACGTAGTCCTGTGGTTTTTCGAAACCCATAGTATTATGTCCTTTCTCTCGATTACGGTGCGATTTCAGCATACACAAAAAGGGTGAGGGCCGTCAAGCCCCAGCCCTGGGAAATACATCACCATCCATTACTGCGCTGCACGTTTGCGAACAGACGTCAAACGCCACGAGCTAGTCGAACAGTTATTCTCCTCCCACGCTTCGCAGATCGCGAAGCCCCGGGCCGGCTTCAGCGTCAAAGAACCGTCTACCTCTCTCCACAGTCTACACAGAGTCCGGGTCGAGCAGCTGTCCGGACCGGGGTCGAGGCCTTCCTCCAGGGGTGAGAAATCGCACAGCCATATAGCGTCCACGTCGTCCGCCCGGGCCAACGTCCGCCACGGGTTCGTCTCCTGATTTTCCACAACAGGTGGAAACAACACCGCATCGTACAAGGAAACGCGCATGTGCTCCATATAAGCCTGCGGGCTGTCGAACTCCAATACGTGCAGGTCGCCGACCGTCACATAGAAACGATCGAAGAAGCACAGCACCATGCGGAAACTCGAAGAGTCGAACACTCGCGCACCGTGTAGCTTGTACGGATCCAGCGGCTCCACGAACACCGGAATGTTGTCGAGAACCTTGAGAGGTACCAGACTTGCGGTGTGCGCTTCGACGTCCACGTGCAACACGCCGTACATCGAACCATCGAAACGGATGTAGTACTCTCTCAGCTTACTGCCCTGACCGGGCGGAATCAATTTCAAACCCACAGCAATCGTCATCTCCTTCCTAGTCGTCTCCTAAATAGAACAACCCGATGGTTTCGTGGTGCGGATACAACAGCACCTTCAGCCGCTTCGTCAACGGGTTGTATCTCGTCATATACCTCGCCTCCTCAGTGTTCACCGCGATCGTTCCATCCTCCCTGTAATAGCGCACAAGCGGTGCGATAGGCGCGGTGTCATATGCTTCCGCTATAGCGCTGGCGATGTCCTTGTGCGTCATATTTCGAGGCACCTCACTTTGAACGTTCTGACGAACTCGTCTTTCTTCATGTCAAACGGCTCACCTGTATCCGGCTCGCAGTGGATCGTCTTAGTCCCAAGATTATACGTTAGGTCGCCTAAGAAAAACTCGTTATCTGACTCCAACGACACCGCTACACATCCGTGCAGCATCTCTGTGTACGGATTCTGCTCCCCATCTTCTACAGTGAACATGTTCGACCAATCCTCCGGCACCAGCTCCTGCAGCACCGTGTTATAGGACATGCCAGACGGAAGGCGGTAGTGCATCAGCAGAATGTCTCCGTAGGGGTTCGTGTACGGCGCCGCCTCGTCGCATGTCGTCAAGTCGAAGTGCGCTGGCAGACGTTCGTCGAAGCGGGGACTGTTCGCGTCCACGCACACGAAACCGCGGTTCCTGATGTAGGCGCACAGGTAACCCTCATAATCGTAGAACAGCATGTTAGTCCTCCTTTCAGTAAGGCTCGTCCGAGGTCTCATCTTCGTAGAACGACGTGATCACGTCCAACGTCGTGTCCGTCTCTTCGATCACGGACACCGCACCGATCTCAGACTTGAGCTCCACCGAAGCGGCGGGAGCGAGGACGATGGACACCTTATCCAGGCCCTCTTCGAACCACCGGCTGACTACGAAGGACACGCACAGCCCCACAGGCTGTGAAGAAACCGTGACCTTCTCCACTTCATGGTCCAGTATCAAACCGAACCGCGTGCTCACGTCGTCTGACTTCAACGTCATGAACTCGAACCCGCATGCGTTGTAGAACCGCACAGTCGAGCCATCGGCTGTGCAAGTGTCGACGATCAAAGCCGCCTGGTGGTCGACGACGTAAAGATGAGGGGTAACGGTTTTCGCATTGAACCAAATGGCTGCGTTCTCAACAGTGGGCATTGTCCTCACGGTGTGTTCCTTTCTCTCAAGTCGGCGGTTGTCCCGCCGTGGTAATTACAGCTTAGGCGCACACGGGGCGGCAGTCAAGCGCCCCGTGTGCGATGTGCGTCACATGCCCCTTTGTAAACCCATGGTCCATTCGGCGAGCTTCGCGGCCACGGACTCGGGCGTGTCGACGGTGCGGTCCACGATGATCGGTATGAACATCGACAGCTCCCCCGAGACGAATGCGTTCGTCAGGAACTTCCTGTACTCCTCGGCGACTGAGATGGGGTCGTAACCGTCGGGGTCCGGGTAGTCCGGGTCCGTCAGCTTGGAGGGGTCGCGGGGCATCAGCACGAACGTCGTCAGCGGAACGCGGTTCAGCCAGTTCAGCGTGAGCGCTACGTTCTCCAAGATCTTTTCATTTCGCAGAGAGGCATACACCGCGGTGCTGAGCGCCCACCTGTCCAGAACGTACAGCTTTTCTTCGTTCACTGCGGCGGGCGGGGTATTGGGGAACAGCACGGGCTCCTGTCGGAAGGAGAGCCAGTTCTCCATGTCCCTCACGTATTCCTCCGCCTTCAGGCGGTGGTTTTCGCTTTGTTCACTCCTGACCAGCACGTCCGTCGGGAAGTGCCGTATGCGCACATCGGAGTAAGAGGGGGCGCTGCGTAGCAGCAGCCCTTTCAGGGCTGCTGCTACGGTCGACTTCCCCACACCGTCGGGGCCCTCCAAAGCTATATATGTCGCGGTCACCCTTCGCCCCTTTCGTCTATCGTCTTCCGTTCACTTTGCATATGCCGCGCGGGCGTGCAGGATATACCCGTCGCACACCCCTCTTCCGAGAATGCCTCAAACCACGTGTAGTCCTCCACTGCGGTCCACACCGTGTTCGTCGTGGGCTTACCGGGCCACATCACATGGTAATCGGGTAGGGGCACGGCCCCCTCGTCGATCACAGTGCCCGGCGCTACCCCATAGCCCACGTCGCACACGACGTCGAAGCAGGCTTTGTGCACAACCGCACCCACTTCTATCAAGGGGTTGGAGAGCCTATCGCACAGCTCCAGCGTCGCCTTCTTAGGCGTTGTGCGCACACGCACAAGCCCCACCGTGAAGGGCTTCCGCTTGTCTTCATGCGGTTGCACGCATGTTGAGTGCGCATAGGGGTTGGATTCGTACAGCGTCAAGGGGCCGGAGCGCACAGTCCCATGGCGGCCCATCGCGGCGGGTTCTATCGTGCGGCCCGGCAGCGTCGCCAGGAAAGCGATGTCGAAAAAAGCCACGATCGTCACGTTACGCCGCACCCCCTTCTGAGTTTGCGTCGTCCAGGTCATCGAGGCAGAACGGCCACCCGCACACCGACATGTGAGGGCTCAACCCCATCGCTTTCACCACGGCCTTCGCGGCGTCCCGCGCGTTCAAGCCGCTTCCGTCCACGGGGACGGCCTCGTCGGGCAGGAGCAAGGACGGAAGCGGAGGGGTGTTGTTCAGCACGATGTGCGTCCTGGCTGGGCTGTGACGTACAAGCGGGGTGTATATCACCTGCAAGTCGCAGTAGAAGCCGTCTAGCCGCTGAAGGAGCCACTTGCGCACAGCACATTCGACCTCGGGGGCGAGGCCGTCGACGAACACCCACCGGTGTACGTCGTCGCGTTCCATTCTCGCCATCTCGCGCTGTGTATACAGCTTGCCTTGAGACCCAGCGGACATTATGTATCGCGTCATCGTCTCATCTCCTTCGCTCTCTTGACCGCTTTGCGGTACTCCGGCCACTGCTTCTCATAGGGCCGGCGGTCCGCGTCCCAGTAGTCCTTGTAACTCAGCCCGGGGTTGGCCGCTATGAACTCGGATAGAGATTCGTAGAAGTCTTCCTTGAAGCGCTTGGCGCGGCGTTTGCGGGCTCTTTTGTCGGGGTCCGCCGGGTCCTTTCCGCGCAGGTCCACATCGTGAAGCGGGTTCGATTTGAACTCGCGGAACATGAGCCTCAGGCGCTTCCGGGGGGCGGCAGCGGGGTCGGCAACCGGGTCGCACAGCACGTCGCACAGGGAGGAGGGCGTGGCGACAGCTACCCCGAAGCTCCCTAGCGCTGCCTCTAATGCGTCGGTTCGCTCGCCGTCGGGGACGACCAGCACCAGTCTGTCGGCGTATGTGGGATTGAGAACGATTCTCACTCCGTATTCCATTTCAGCTCGCACACGGAGGTCTTGCGCATCCAGATTTTCGTCGGCGACTTCGATCGCCACGGTAATCCGTTTCATTTCGATTTCTCCTCTCACTCGAAAATGTATTTTCGATCGATTTCGACTCACCTTGCGTGATCGATTTCAACTCGATTTCTAGCATAGGGACGGATCGATTTCAAGTCAAATCGTGGAATGTGAATTTGGTCACAGTAGTGTTGTGAGGGGTTGTGTTATAATCACGCGCCCGCGCGCACCTGACACGTCGCACACCCCATAGATCGGCGAGTTTCTGCGGAGAAGTCTGTGTCGGGGTTATGCGAGGGCGAAAAATCTGACAGTGACTCTCAATTGACAGTGACTGTCAGAATTTCGGTACACTTTTGTATTGAGAATCGTTCTCACTAAGAGAAATAGTCCTAACACTCCACCCCCACACAACTTACTAACACATTATATCTGTATATCTATAGAATTAAGATATATTCCTTAATTCTATAGATTTTACCCTATAACCCTATTGTTATCTGGGTATGTATGCCTTATGTAGAAGCGGATCCCACCTCGCCGAATCCGCACTTCTTGCCGTTTGCTGTCGTTTGAGAACAACGTGTTTTGCGTCTGTTCAGTTTTGTCACATCCTTCACACGCTTCCGCTGCGGGGGGCTGTGCGCCTGGGGTGTGCGCCTCCTCGCGGGCCCAGTTGCGCCTCAGGATCACGAGGTTGCCCTCTGAGGCGTTTTCAGGGTAGCCCCGGTAGGGTCGCTTGGGTCAGGGGCTGAAATCGCCTCAGAATCGATCCTCGTGCGTCTGAGGGGGTGCCGCTCGACCGCCCTGCGCCGTGTGGTGTGCGCTTCGGGACTGTCCGTTCCGCCGACCGCCGTTCTAATTTCCTTTATCTTTGAGCCCCGAAATTCGAAAACGGTCTTCTTTGTACCCGAAACCTGCCCCCGAAAGTCGAAAAAGGGCCTCTTTGTAACGTTTAATGACGACCTTTACCTACGTAACCGTAAGTTACTGCTACGTAGGTGTAAGTTACCCCGTGGTAGGTTACGCTGACGAAGGTTACTGGTGAGTAAGTTACTTCATGGTAAGTTACGGCTTCGTAGGTGTAACTTACCCGGGGGTAAGTTACCGTTGCGTAAGCTGCCCTGACGTAGTCGTAGGTTACTGTCGGGTAGCTTACGTCGACGTAAGCGGAGGGACGGCCCCCCGCTTCCTACGGGTGAGTAACCTACGGTGCCGTATGGTGCTCAGAAATGTGGCGAAGGACACACCGCTGGGGCTTGACACGGGGCCCCGACCCGGGTAGAATTGTTGGTGTCAAAGGGAAAAAGAGAGAAAGGAACCCCGATGACGAAGATCGAAGCCCTCCGCTGGACCGCCGAGATGGACCTCCCCACCGCCGCCTCCGAAGTCGCCTGGTTCGCCCAGTGCAGCTGGGACGAAGCCCGAGACGCCCTCCTCGCCGTCGCCGGCAGGGGCCGGCTGGGCCGCTACAGCGCCGCAGACGTCAGCTGCGCGTGGGCGAAGATCCGCCCCAGCACCGCCCCCGCAGACTGAGCCCGAAGGCCCCCGCCCCGGCGGGGGCCTTCCCATGCCCGCAGACGCGCCCCAGAATGGCCCCTGAGGCGCCTTCGGAGCCGGGGTGGGGCCACCCTACCGGCGAAGGCCTGCCAGGCCCTCAGAGGGCCGTCTGCGAGCTCTGAGGGGGTACCCCCGAAGGCGGGGCCCGGCCCGACCGGGGTGTGCGACGCCGGAGACGGCCCCGAGCAATTACGCAACGTCGGTGTTGCGAAAATCCCGGAACTTAATATGTGATCTTCGTCTCACTTTCGTGAAATCGGGACTAAGGTCCTAGCTCGAGGAACCATGTGAGCAATCTCACACTCGGAGGGGCTCTCGAGCAACCATGTGAGAAACATCACAATGTGAGATACATCACGCTTGTAGGGGCTCTCGAGGCTCTCGAGCAACCATGAAAAATACATTTTGTGAGATGGGACACACTTGCTCGGGCGGCTCTCCGACGTCGGCGTCAGTCTGGATGAGGCCCGTGTGCGCAGCCGGGCCCGGAGTCTGCCGCGCCGAAGGCGCCCCGAGCAACCATGAAAATGTGACGCACACCACGCTGCAGCGGCTTGACAGCGCCGCTCGACTGTGCGAGGATAGAGCCATCGGAACGAAGAGAGAAAGGAAACTCCGATGACCGCGAAGTACCCCTACAGCCAGGCCCTGGCGAAGTCGCTCACCGAGAAGCTCGGAGGCTTCGCCTTCGTCCTGCCCGACGGCGCAGTCCAGGCCGATACCCCCGACGGCACGCTGACCGTCTACGCCGACGGCGCCGTGAGAGTTCGCGAGTGCGGCGAGACCGAAGCCTGGCCGACACTCCGCAGCGCCGTCGCCGACTGGGGCGTGGAAGTGTGAGCCACCCCACTCCGGAGGGGCTTGACAGCCCCTCCGGAGGCCCGCTAGAATGAAGACATCGGAACGAAGAGAGAAAGGAAACCCCGATGAACAACCGGAAAACCGCCAACGCCGTCGTCCGGCACCTGGAAGCCACAATCCCCGTCTCCGAGCACGGCTACAGCCTCTACGTCAGCCTCGTAGACGGCCGCGACTTCATCGTCGACGCCCCGTTCGAGGGCGACGTCAGGATCACCCCCGGTGCGCGCACCTACGACGGCGGCCTGCAGCTGCTAGAGGGCCTCGACGCCGAGCTCCGTGTGCGCGACGACGTAGGCGGGTGGGCCTGGTGAGGCGCTTCTGGGCCGCCGTCGCCGTCGCCGTCGGCATCCTGGCCGGCTGGGGCTGCGGCGAAGATCTCGGCCGCTGGGACGCCTACGCGGGCATCCGCGACGAACCGACGGTGCTGGGCTTGACTGTGATACAGGTCATACACTACGGGCTTGACGCCGACGCCCGATAGCCACTAGACTAGAGATATCAGGACAACAGAGAGAAAGGAAACCCTGATGCACACCACCACCTTCATCCCCGAAATCGACGTCCCAGACTTCGTCGCCAGCCTCCGGGCAGACCGCGAGCGCCAGCGCGCTCGACGCCGGAGCCGCCGTCAGAACCGCGGATGGGAGGCCTGAGATGACCTGGCTCGACTTCGCCGCAGCTGCCTGGGACGCCTTCTACGGGCTTATGTCCACCTGCGAGGAGCTCGTGGAGCACCTCCCGACGTCACTGCAGTGCTTCTTCGACTGGTGCTGACTGTGCGATACACCACAGCCCCCGGGCTTGACTTCGGGCCCGAGCTCCACTAGACTTAAACCATCGGAACAACAGAGAGAAAGGAAGACTCCGATGCACCTCTACCCCTACCTGACAGCCGTCGCCGATGCAGACGTCCTCGACGCCGCCGCAGACGTCCTCGCCGAGCGGGGCCTCGAACTGGACGACAGGATCGAGCTCCTCTTCGACGCCGACTGGGAGGACGAAGACGACGAATACTGCGAGACTGCATCCGAAATCGAACAGACCTGGAACGATATCCAGTACGACGTCGTGGCCACCGTCTGGGACCGCGCCGACGCCGAGACGCGGATGGACCTGTGGCGGGAAGACGCCGGCGCTGACGACCCGGAGGATCCTGTCGACGCCGAGGGCATCTGGGACCTGATGCGGACTGCAGTGTTGGAGCGCTGCGGCAGCGTCTACGCGCACACGTCGATGGCCGAGGCTTGCATGGATGCCCTTCGGGTGGCGTCTCCGAAGGCGCTGGCTCGGGTGCTGACCGTGCTCGAATGCAACCGCGTCGCCGACGCCGTGGCGTGGGGGCGCCGCACAGCGAGGCGGGCCTTCACCGTTGAAGACGGGTGCGTGGTGGTTCGGGCCGGAGACGGCGGCGCAGTCCGAGACCGACTGTGGCCGGCCTTCGGCGAGGTCGAGTGCCCCGACTGCGCCAGGATAGTGGAGACGCTGGGCGACGCCCGTCGAGCGGTCGGACTGTAGTGATGTTTCACGTGAAACGGAATCGGGTCGCCGCCGAAGGCGGCGCCCGGGGAGGGAGGCGCTATTGAGAATCACTCTCACTAAGATATGGGTAGGAATAGTTGGACTGATGTACGTTGGTTGGTTCGTCTGCGTGATGATGGAAGCACTAAGCTACGGTACGGTAGGGTAAGTAATACAAGTTGGAGTGGTAGGAAAAGTAGCCCCTAGGACTAACGTCCTAGGGGCTACTTGTATTTTTGGTGGGAAAAGTTGGAATTTTTGGAGGGGTGGGTCGACTTGCATGGGGGGACCCAACCGCATATATTAATCGCTATTTTCCGCTACTGGAAATCATACTGCAGTATGATTGCTATAATGGTCTCTGTGCACGATATAATCCTCGTTTTCGACCACCTTCTAGGGGCGCCAGCAGTAGGCTTAGGCGCCCTTATAACCGCTATTGCGACCCTCTATACGTCATTGAAGACCAATAGAAAGGTCCTTAGCGTCAAACAAGACATGGAAAACAACCATGGGAGTTCCTTACGGGATGCGATAGACCGTATTGAAACCAACACGCGCACACTGACAGACCTCGTGCACATGCACACAGGGCAGTTGGATGATATCCAGTGTGCTGTGCGCCGACACGACGACGAGATAAAATCGTGGCATGACAAGCCCACGGCCCCCGCAGCACCCCCTTGTGCGCATACGGAAGATCTACAACGAGGCGACGATAACGCCTAACCCGACACCCCCCTACGACTCGACGCTCCTCCTGACACCTCCGCCGCCCCCCAAACCCAACCCCGATCAGCCCCTCGGCGCTACAGCGGCCAGCTTGGCGGCGCCTATTCCGGCCCTCACACCCCTGCTCAAAATCGAACGGGTGCCCGTCCCCTCCACGGACCCTGACCCACTCAAGCATAACCGCCTACAGGTGGTGTATAGCCTGTCGGCGAATATCGTCACCACAGCCCAACTACGTAACAAAGACAACACCCCGCCGACCCCTAACAACCCCACCAGCGAGCCGAACCCGTGGGAGGTGGGCTGGCTGCTGTGGTGCTTCAGCCCGGACCCGACGCACCCCTACGACCCTAGCCCAACTTCCAACTCGAACTTCCGCTTCTATGCCTTAACCCTCAAGCCCAACGGCTGGGAGGTGTCGAAGCAAGACCCCTCGTACAAGGGCGGGCAGCGCTTCCTAAAATCCAACACAGACGCCGACCCGCGCAAGTTCCCACCGCACAACACGGAAAGCAACAACGCAGACGAAGCGAGTGTCAACCCGTACTCTGTCCTCATCAAGGCCTGCCACGAATACCCGCTGGGGACTACCCCCGCGCAGCTGGAAAACGACCTTATCCCGGCTAACCGCAACTCCGAGGACGGCAATAAAGCTCGACTAACCCCCTCTAGGAACGTCTTCCATATTTTCGTGGAGAGTCAGCTGCTGACCACCGTAATCGACGCCGAACGTCCTCTACCCCCGCACATTCCGGCGTTCTACGCCGAGGATGCCCGTGTGCGCTTCACATCGATGTGGCATGCGACGCCCAAGCGACCTCAGCTTCGACCGTCTCCGGCTGACTACGACCCGCTGGCCCTGCACGCGACGGGCTACCCGCCTCAGGGGGTGGTATGGTTCTAGCCATGGAAGAGAGCTACCATGATAGAACAGCGGATTTCACATACGCAGCTGAGGACGCTTACACGGCCTACACTAAGCGGGAACCGGGGAAGATGCCGTTGGACAACCGGGCCGCCGCGGTGTTCGAGGAACGCTATCGGCCGGCATCCCGGTCGCTGTGCGGCTTCAACCCGCCGTTTCCAACGCGGGACGGGGCAGCGATATCTCGGGGCGAGGCGAACGACGAGATCGAGGAGTTCAACGCGCAACTGGACGCGCTGCAGTCCCTGGTTGACGCGGTGTGGCGCACAGTGCCGGGCAACGACGGCCCGCTCCTGCGCGGCTACCCTTTCGCTGTGCGCCACGTGGACGACGGCTGGGTGGAGTTCCATTTGCCCCACCGTGATTCACCAGCTGTGCGCCTTGAGCAAGGGGAGGGCTATGACTTTGCGAAGCGACGGAAGATCCCGGCGCACAGCCCACGCCCTGATAGGGCCGCTTTCGTGCCGTATACTGAAGTGAAGGTTCTTCTCAATAGTAGGAAGGAGACGGATGACGCAGGCTGACGTGCAGCGCAACGCCATAGTGGCGTGGATGGCGAAGCACGACGGTGATTTCGGCTACACGAACGACTACCGCCGCAAAGACCCCGAGAAATATGGCTGGGGGGACTGTAGCTCTACGATAGCGCAGGCCTACCGGCAGTGCGCGGGGATAGAGATAGGCGAGCGGAGTTTCAATATAGCGGCCGACCCGGACGCATATACTGTGGCATCGGCGACGAGTTGGCGGGACCTACCCCTAAGCGACATGAAGCCGGCGGACATCATCTGCATGGGCTGGCATTCGGGTGCTTTCGCGGGGCGGATCAGCCACGTGGAGCTCTACGCCGGGGGCATGTATACGTGGGGGCACGGCGGCCCGGGCAGGGGCCCGAGGCTGCATTCGCTGTCGGACCGGTCCCTGACGGGCTCGGCGACGATCATCATCGTCAAGCGCTATATCGGCGATGCAACAGACAACCAAGATGGCAACACTACCCGAGGAGACGATTTGACACCCGACGAGCACAACATGCTCAGCTGGCTGTATGAGAACATCAAGGTGCCGAGCCAGGGCTTCGGCTACCCCCAGGCGACGCAGAACTCCATCGCGGAGCTGAAAGAGGTGGCGGCTAACCTGACGCAGGCCGTGGAGTCTATGACGGCGACTGTGAACAGGATCGCCACCGACCTGACTGTGCCGGGCTACGGCTTCGGCTACCCGGCTGCGAGCCACGCCGCGCTTGAGGAGACGATCAACAAGCTGAACGATATCCAGAACACGCTGAAAGATGTGAAGAAGGGTGATGCGAAGTGAGCGAGAGCGCCCTACCCACGCCCGCAGGACCCAAGCACCTGGACACCCCCACGCTGACAGACGAGCAGAAGGCAGCGGCGTTCGCCGCTGCTGCGCACACCGTGGAGACGGGCGGCCTGCCCCAGGGGGACGGCGGCCTAGCGGACCCGAACCGGAAGAACGCCTACCACTTCGACGAGCTCGTGCCGACGCAGATTCAGCACAAGGCGCGGTCGATCATCCGGACGTTCGTGGTGTCCTTGGTTGGCGTGCTAGCGGCATTCGCCGCGAAGGTCGGGCTGACGCTGCCAGCCGACCTGGCGGACACGATCACGGCGGCCGTGTGGGGGCTGGTGACGGTGTGCGCACAGTGGTTGCTCAACACGAAGCCGGTGGACCGCTTCCTCCACAAAGTAGTGCCGTTCCTGGCGACTACGCCGAATAAGTGAGATAACGCACAGCATAGAAATAAAGAGGACCCCGCTGCTCGAATGCAGAGGGGTCCTCTTCTATCGGCCGATGGCTAGCAGATCCAGGTCCGGCCCCACAGGCGGCAGGTTCCGTACCACCCGGCGAACATCCGGCCGATCAGATTCCATGAAAACATGTTTTCTCCTCTCTGTTGAGTTACTGTGCGAACCCAGTGTACACGCTGAACGAGCCGTTGTCAAGCCGCGATGAGGTTGAGCTGGTGCTGGGTCCATGCGAAGGCGGCGAGGGCGGAGATCGCGCCGAGGGATGTGAAGGCGAGGGAGACCCAGAAGACGACGGCGCCGGCCTTGGGGAAGCCGCACCATGTGACGATGTAGGCGATAAGGGTCCAGAACCCCTGTGCGACGAGGAATGCGACGGGGACGGCGATGAAGTAAAGAAGCATGTGAAGTCCTTTCTCTAGTCCGACAGTTCGATGGTCCGACTTTAACTCGCATACGGGCGGAAGTCAAGTTTGCGCACACCAGCCTTGCACTGCTAGAGTCCTCATATCAGCCAATACACCGCACACGGGAGGAGAGACACAATGTTTCACGTGCATTTCATCTGGGCGCAGTCGACGTCTGGGATCATCGGAGTCAACGGGAAGTTGCCGTGGCATGACCGAGGTGACCTACAACACTTCAAGGACATGACGACTAACAAAGTTATAGTCATGGGTCGGAAGACCCGGGAGTCATTGCCTCAACGCAACAAGAAGCTACCCAACAGGACGAATATTGTGTTGAGCAAAAGCATGAAGTCGACCAAGACGGTCAAGGCGGTGGCGAGCCCCTATGCGGCGATAGAGCAAACCGCGCACAACGACCAAGACGAGCTGTGGGTTATCGGTGGGCACGAAACATTCCAGGCTTTCATTAAAGCCCACGACCTTAACAAGATACCCTTCAGGTTGGACGCTTACGTGTCGGTGTTAAATGTAGACGACGAGATACAGCCGATCACCGCACAGGACGAGGTGACGTGGGCTCCCGTATTAGACGACCGCTGGGTGCTGCTGTACGACCACATGGCGGGGCCTAGACGCCGCCTGCAGAAGTATGTTAAGGTGTTCAGGTAAGCTCCTTTCTCTCAGGACCCCGCCGGATGAGCGCTATGCCCCGGCGGGGTCTGCTGTGCGCGTGGTAACATTCCTCTTAAGCCTGACTAGAGAGGGAGTTTCATGAGAATCGACGTTCAAACAAGCCGCTTAGCTACTGATAACGGGTCGATTGCGACGCTTAGCGGCACGCTGCCCAACCTCGACCTGGACGTTGCGCTGGCCAAGGGCGTGAAGGCCGTGTACCTGACGGTGTTCGCCAATGCAGCAGAGACGAAGGTCACGTCGCTGAACACGGAAGGCGGCACATTCTGCGTAACCATACACACCATGGCTGAGCGGCCTACCGTGAAGGTGTGCGACCCGCTGGAGGCGCCGGTGGTGATCCGGTACAGGGGGCTGTGATGGCCGCGCCTAAGAAAATGACGAAAAAGAAGCCGGCTCAGACCAAGACTGCATCCAAGGAGCTGGTGAAGAACGACCGGGATCGCTTCGCTATCCAAAAGTCGACCGGCGAGCTTGCGATGGACGACAGGAGGCTGCTCACCCTCGCACAGGCGGGGGCCAGCCCCTCTGAGATGTCCGAGGAGCTCGGCCTGCCGGCGGAGACGTGCCTTGCCCGTGTGCGCTCCCTGCTGAAGCGCAACGACGTGTGGACGAACCTCGAACGCCAACAGATGCTGATCGCCGACATGTACGACTTGAAGACCCGGGCCTTCAACTTCCTGGAGAAGTGCTTCGAGTCGGATGAGATAGCCGCCCGGCACATAGAGGCTGTCAACAGCGTCCTGAAGCAGCTCGGGGACCGCCTGGACAAGGTGAAGGAATACAATGACGAGGAAGAGGCCAAGGTTACGAAGCAGCAGACCCGGTTGATCCTCGACCTGGTGGAGGATGCGTGGGAGCGTGTGCGAGTTCATATCTCCAACGCCTACGCCAATAACCAATTACTCGACCCGGAGGCGATGGACGAGGTGTTCTATCAGGCGCTGAAGGAGGCTCATGCTGATCAAAGCTAGTGCGATCGACAGCGCTATCGCGACGGTAAAGGCGCACAGGCGGCAGGACAATTTCAAGTCGGATCCCGTGGGCTGGGCCGAATACATGCTGGGCACGGACGAGGGCACGCTGTGGAGCAAACAGCGGGAGATCGCCCGTGCCGTGGTGGACAATAACTCGACGGCGGTGAAGGCGGGCCACGGCGTGGGGAAGTCCCGACTTATGGCTGTGCTGATTTGCTGGTGGGTGGACACCCGCTACCCGCATTGCTATGTGATTTCGACGGCTCCGTCGATGGCGCAGGTGCAGGACGTGCTGTGGCGTGAAGTAATGCAGTTGAAGGACATCGTGGAACGGCGTTTCGACGAGGGGCTGATCGACCATAAGCTGCCGGGGCGGATCACGATGGACGTGCAGTGGAAGGACGACGTGACGAAGCTCCCGCTGGGGCGCGGAAGGAAGCCGCCTGACAACCTGGGCGGCAACTCGTTCCAGGGCATCCACGGTGACGTGCTGGCTATCGGCGATGAGGCGTGCGGACTGTCCGGCGAGCTGATCGACGCCCTGGCGAACATTACGACGAACGAGGCGTCTCGGCGTGTGCTGATTGCAAACCCGACGGATCCGATGAGTTACCTGGGGAAGATCTTCAAAGAGGAGATGGAGAACTGGAAGCGCATGTCCATCTCCGTCATGGAGAGCCCGAACTTCACAGGCGAGCCCATGCCCCCCAACGTACTGCAGAAGCTTACTGGGCCGTCCTATGTGGAGCAGAAGAAGCAGGAGTACGGAGAGGACAGCGCGAGGTTCAAGGCTCGCGTACTGGGCGAGTTCGCATTCGACATCGAGGACTCGCTGATTCTGCCAGGAGATGTTGAGACGGCCTGCTTGACGGAGAGGGAGCAGATCGGCAGGCCGGTGCTCGGCGTCGACGTAGCGCGCTTCGGCGCGGACCGCTCGGTGGTGTACCTGTGCGTTAACGGGGTTGTGCGCTTCGTGGACTCGTGGGCGAAGACGGACCTAGTGCACAGCGCACAGCGGGTACACGACTTGGCGCTCCGAGAAGGCGCACACGCCGTGGCGATCGACTGCGACGGTATCGGCGGCGGGATGTTCGACATCCTGAACTCATACGCCAACCGCACATACGACATTCTGGCTGTGCGGGGCTCCATGTCAAGCCCCGACAGGGGCAGGTGGCACAACTACCGGTCCTACATGTGGGACTCCTTCAGATACCGGTGCCACACAGGGGAGCTGGACTTGGACCCGTTGGATATCGACCTGCACGACGAGCTGCTGTCCGTCGGCTACTCGTATAATACGATGTCCGGCGGGCTTGTCCTGGACTCGAAAGACAAGTTGAAGAAGGACGTCGGCAAGTCGCCTGACTTAGCTGACGCCGCAGTGTACGCTGCTATAACAGACCAGAATATCCGTGATGCCGTCCAACAGGAGACTGTGTTCTCCGACGCGGGTGACATGATGGATGATGACGAAGACGGCTACCTAACGGAAATGGGGGAGAGTTTTGGATTCAACCGCATACTCGTTTAGCGACGAGGGTATTGCGTTCATCAACGAGGCGCAGAGGTCCTACCTCCTCGACGAGGGGGCCAACTGGGTCAGCTACGCCGACGACAAGGGCTTGACGCTGGCTTTCATCCATGAGGTTGTGCGCGGCCTGAGGGACATGGCCCGGGATCACCCGCTGCATAAGCGCGGCGCACAGCTGAGGACCAGCTACATTTTCGGCGACGACTTGGTGTTCAGCGACACGTCTGCGAAGCTGGATAAGTTCATCAAGTCGGAGTCGGCGCAGAGGACGCTGTTCTCGGCGTCTGCCATGGAGAGCCTCAACCTGGAGAGGTTCTGTGCGGGGAACGTGTTCCTGTTCCGCGAGGTGCACACCGACAAGTTGACGCTGGTGCCCGTGGAGGAGATCGAGGAGATCGTCCGGGATTCGTTCGATTCGTCGGTCGTGAAGTATGTGCGTCGCACATGGACCCCGGACGGGCAGAACACGATCAGCCAGTGGTTTCCGACGGCCGAATACAGACGGAGCGTACAGCGGCTCCGTAAACCTCCGAACACGGCCTACGAGGTGAACGGCAGCTACGTCGTGTACATTCTGTCGTCGGGCAGGCATGCGGGACATGCGTTCGGTGCGCCGGATTCACTGGCGGCTGCCCTGTGGAGCGTCGCTTACTCGGGCTACCTGCGGGATTCGGCACGGTTGTCGAAGGCGCTGTCGAAGATCGCGTGGGCGATCGTCAACAGCAACAACCAGGGCAAGAGGCAATCAGCTGTGGAGATCTCGAACCGCGGCGACGTGGTAGGCGCCACGGCGAGCTTGGGGCCCAACCAGTCTCTGGCCGGTGTGGGCGTCCCCAGCGCACAGGTGAACTATGGCAACGGCCAGCCGTTGGCGGCGCTGGTTGCGGCGAGCTTCGGCATCCCGGTCATCGCGCTGCTGTCGTCTCCTGGCGCGACCGGCGGTTCGTACGGGGCTGCGACGACGCTGGACAGGCCGACGATCAACGGCTTCAAGCTGGAGCAGCGTAAGTGGAGGGATTTCTTCAAGCAGGTGATGATGGACGTTGACCCGTCGGTGAAGGACGTGGACATCAAGTTCCCGTCGATCGAGCAAGACCCGACCTATAGGGCCTTGCAGTCGCTTGCTACGTCTATGTCCACGGGGGCCATCCACCAAGACGAATACCGTCAGGCTGTGCTCAATCTGCTCGCTGTGCCCGATATCCACGGGGATGAGCTGCCTGAGCCGAATGCTTTTTTGAAGAGTGGTAATGTGTCCGGTGGGGACGACGGAGACGCTGTGCGCGACCCGGTGGCACGCCAAGGCAACCAGGGTGCGGTCCCCGGCGGTTTCAACCAAGGAGACACTGAAGATGAAGATCAATGAGAGCACGAACACCAGCGTCCTCAAGCCCATTAAGGGCACACGCAAGTGGCTTGTGCGACTCATAACGGAGGGCCAGGGCTCGACAGGCGTCTACACGAAGGAAGCGCTGCAGGGTAGTTTCGCCGAGGCATTCCCCGTCGGAACGCACATGTACATCGACCACGCCACCGAGACTGAGACCGATGAGCGCCCCGAGGGGACGTTGACGAAGTTGGCGGCTGTTATTGCCGAGACGCCTTACTGGCGGGACGACCCCGAGCCGGGGATGTACGCCACGGTCGAGGTGGTCGAGCAGTGGGCACCGTTCATCGAGCAGGTGTCGGATATCATCGGTGTGTCGATCCACTGCGGTGCGACTCTCGCACAGGAAGATGACATCGTGACGGCAGGGGAGCCTTCGCCGCCTGTGATAGAGTCGTTTATACCGTCCCCCGTCAATTCCGTGGATTTCGTCACAGTTCCAGGCGCTGGCGGACGCCTCGTCGAGGCACTGGAATCGTTCAAAAAAAGAAATGCTATTATGGACGGTAGCAACAAACACAATTCCGAAAGGAAGAGAATGGACAAAGAGTTCAAGGAGGCCCTTGAGGCCCTGGACACCAAGCTCTCCGCTCTCGTCGAAGCTCTCGCCGATAAGGCCAAGAAGACGGACGAAGAGGACGAAGAGGACGCCAAGAAGGCCAAGGAGGAAGAGGAGGATAAGGCCAAGAAGGCTAAGGAGGCCATCCTTGCTCTCACCGACTCCGACCTTCCCGAGGTCTCCCGTGTGCGGGTCGCCGAGGCCATCGCCCGCGGCTATGACGCGAAGGCGATCCTTGACCGCGAGACCAAGCTCGTCGAGTCCATCCGCGAGAGCCTGTCGGGCGGTTTCGCCCCCGAGCATGTGCCTTCCGGTAAGGGCGCCGACGACTTCGAAGCCGAATTCGCCAAGCTGACCTGGTAAGGAGGATACGCACATGGCACAGAATCACGTCAAGGGTGGGGACACCTATGAGGTCCAGGTTGACGCGGCCGTCAAGTCGGGCGATGTCGTCGCCGTCGGCAAGGTCGGGGCCGTGGCCCTCACTTCTGCCACGCCCAAAGAAGACAACAACTTCTATTCGACGCTCGCATTCGAAGGCATCGCACACCTCGGGCTGGACGGATCCGTCAAGGTCGGGGATATCGTGACGATTGACGGCGCCACCGAGTCCGGCAAGGCCGCCAAGCCTGAGATCGCGACCGACCCGAAGGGCAAGATCGTCGTCGGCTTCGTGCTCAACCCGCTGTCGAGTGCGTCGACCAAGTACGCTGTCAAGCTGACCCAGGCTTGGCTCTAAGGAGGATATCTACATGGCAATCAACGCGAGGGAAGCCTACAAGGCTGGTATCCTTCTGCACAAGGCGCTTCACGCCGATGACATCCGTGTGCGCAATTCGGCTCGTAAGGATCTGAGCGAGGCCATCTCGACCTCGGACCTTCCGGTCAATCTCGGCCCGACCATGAACAAGATCATGCAGGGCGAGTACCAGCAGGTCCCGTCGAATTGGCGCGAATGGGCTGACACGCTTGAAACCCCCGACTTCGAGACTGTTCCCTACTTCAGCTTCGATTTTACGGACGACAATATCCCCGTGCGCAAGGACGGTAAGGGATATGTCGCACAGGGGCTGCCTGCTGTCGGAGAGCTCGGCGAGTACCCGATCCTCGGTCTGAAGGCAGAGCAGTTTAAGTTGAAGCTGGCTAAGGCCGGTGTCCAGATCCCGCTTTCCTGGGAGACGCTGAAGCGCTACGGAGCCGACTGGGGCCTGATCCCCCGGATCACGAAGGAACTCGGCCGGCGTGCCGCTAACCAGGAGTCGATCGAGGCTGCCCTACAGCTGGTTCAGCCTACCGGACTGAACACGACCAACTTCAAGGCCGCCAACAAGAACGTCCTGGCAGGAAACCCCGAGCTGAGCATCGAGGCGCTTGAGAAGGCTTTCGCACAGCTGGCAACCACCAAGTACAACGGCCGCCGGATCATCATGCCGACGAAGTTCAACCTGATCGTGCCCCCGGCTCTCGCCAGCCGCGCCGAACAGATCATGAAGGTCGTCGAGATCCGCCGCCAGAACGGCACCGAGACCCAGGTGATGGGCAACACAGTGTCCGGTAAGGTCGCGAACGTCTTCGAGGTACCTGAGCTTGCGCTTATCGCCGGCGACTATGCCGATAAGTGTTGGTTCCTTCTGCCCCCGAAGAACTCGATGCCCCGCAAGAACATCGTGAACGTGTTCCTTGAGGGTGAGACCGCTCCGAAGATCTTCGTTGAGAAGACCACGAATAGCTCTGAGCTCGACGGCTCGTTCGATAACGATGCTTACAGGACGAAGATCCGTCATCTCGTCAAGTCTGCTTTCATCGCTCCGGAGGGCACTCTGGCCTCCAGCGGTGCGGGCGCCTGATAACGATACCCGACAAGGATGGAAACCCCGCCCTCACAAGGGGCGGGGTTTCCTGCAGTGGAAAGGAGCCGGCATGGCGAAGATAACCGTGGACGAGTTGAAACTGTTCCTGCCCGGTATCGACCTGGACCCCAAACTTCTCGAACGGTTGTGCGGGTTGTATACGAATGTGTTCAAGGCCGCTGCGGCTGCCCTGCGTGCGTATGCTGCGAAGCTCGTGTCGGAGGGCGGGGTCGAGAATGTCAAGGCCGACGACTTCACGCTGTCGGGTGGGGACAAGAATATCGACGCCCTTCTCGCCCTGGCTGACAAGTACGACGCACAGGGGGACGCCCTGGAGAACGGCGAGGGGCTCCTGCTCGTCCCGATGAGGGGCGACGATGTGTTCGAGAGAGCGAGGGAGTTCCTTGGCCGGTATAGCTGAGGGCCGTCTGGCGATGGCGGCTAAACGCGTTGAACGCTATATGGTCGACGAGGTGACTATCTATGATGGCAAGAACATCAAATATGACGCTAAGACTGACAGCTATGATTATGGCTCAGTCGTATATTCTGGGAAAGCGCGTATACAGCCGATACGCCAACCTGAGGTAGCGAACGACCAGATCGCCCCCCAGACGACTAACCGCGTGCGAGTTCAGCTGCCACGCTCGACGATGTCGCTGAACATCCCGATGGCCGCACGTATCAAAGTCGTAAAGACCCAAGATACACCGCACATGGTAGGCTACCTGATGACGGTGGCTTCCCTGGTGGACGCATCGCAGTCGTTCGAGCGGACGATTATCTGCAACACGCCGATGAACAAAGCGGAGGCATAGTCGTGAAGATCCGCACAAAGATCGGAGCCAATAAGTTCACGAAGTATGCCAAGCGCATCCAGGACTTCAGGGAATACGATTTGTTCGCGAACGTCATCGACAAGCTGTCGGAGGAGATCCCGCCAGCGCTGCAGGACACGATTGAGAAGACTCCGTCTGCTCTTGTGCCAGGGAAGATAGGTCGTATCTGGACGGGGCACATGCACGACAGCGTAAGCGTCATCGTCCCGGACAACGTCACCGTCGAGTACGGGTGGATCGAAGGTTCTAACAAGTTCGACGGAGGCTGGGACCACGACTATATCCTCGGACAGGAGTACGGCGATGATAGAGTGTGGGGCATGAAAGCCCTGGAGAAGGTGGAGAAGCAGGTGAAGCTCGCCGAGAAGACCAGTAAAGAGGTCTACACGGAGACTCGCCGCATCTGGAAGTGGGGCAGGTGACGGATGGCCAAATACATCGATGACGTCATGGCGAAAGTCCGTGAGCTCTCCGAAGTGCCTGCCAACCGCGTGTGCGAAGAAGTGGCTCTGCCCGACTTCGACGAAGGCCAGAAGATGCCGTATATCGCAGTCGTGTTCGGCACACCGTCGCACATCAGCCAGGCAACGAGCATCGTCTCCCAACTGAACGACGGCTACCGAGTGTTCTTCCTGTGTCATGTGCGAGCCCTAACCGCACAGCATGCACGGGAAATAGGAGAGAAGATCCTATGGGGTCTGGTCGGTTTCGAGCCTGACAACAGCGGCGGGATAACAGTTCATGGCGGTCAGGGCTTGAACTATGCAGGGACGAACCACAAAGTGGTGCAGTGCGGCTACGAGCTGTACTGCTCCTTCATCACGAACCTCAAAAATCGCATTTGATAGGATGGTGTATATGGGCCTCTACAAAGACATGAACACTGGGGACGTCGGAACGTACCCGGATGACTTCGCCCAGTTCTTCGGCACGCTGGTGCCGATAACTGAGGAAGAGCCTTGTAGCGACTGTTTCATTGACAACGACAACGAGAAAAGGGGGAAGCACAGTGGCTAACGAAGTTCGTATGCTTCGCGGCAACGTGACTATTCTCTTCGCCGCTCCTGAAGCGTTCGCTGACTGGCAGCATCCTACGGCGGCGGAACTCAACGCACAGTTCAGTGCGACCGACAACCCGCGCAACCTGGTGTTCAATGTGTCGTGTGCGATTCTGGACGGTTATTCTCTCGGCGAGACCGATCCTGACACGGACACGACCCGGACGATCTGCGACATCTCCGAGGTGGAGAACCCGACCCTCGCGAAGTATGAGGGCAAGTTCACTGCGCTCCGGGACGAGAGCGTGGACGATCAGGGCGTGTTCAACATGATCCGTGACATCACGATGAAACCTGACATCACGCTGTTCATCGTGGAGCGTATCGGCAAGCGCCCGAACAAGCCGTTCGAGGTCGGGGATGTGTTCAGCATCTACCGCTTCCAGACCGATTATCCCGTCGACGGGTACGAGTCGAACGGCTTCATCAAGTACGAGCCGAACTTCCTTCAGAACGGCGCGTTCGTCCTCAACGAGAAGGTGGCCGCATAATGGATAAGAAAGTACTCTCCAACGAACACGTCAACGTCTGGGTTCTGCCCAAGGCGTCCGTGAAGGACATCAACGCCATCACTGTGGAGGAAATGAACTCTGCGGTGGCTATCGGTGACGCGATCAACTGGGACGACACGACGATCCCCGCCGCGAAGGCGTCGAAGGAACAGTCGTCCCTGTCTCTGCTCGACGCTGCGGGTTCGTCTTCCCGTGGCGCCGCACAGTACGAGGGCTCCCTCACGATGTACTACCCGACGAACCCCGACGATGCGAACTCGATCTACGCCAAGGCGTGGAACATGTTCAAGAAGACCCGCGTCGACCTCGTTCTGGTTGTGCGCGGTGTCCTGAAGGGCCGTGAGCCCATCGCTGCCGGTCAGTGGTACTGCGCGTTCCTCATGATCGAGTCCACGTACAAGAACACGCTGGAGGGCGACAATCCGACCCGTTACACAGTGTCGTTCCTGCAGCAGGGCCAGCTGGCAGTCAATGGCGTCTTCAAGGACAGCACGACGGCGATCACCGACACGGAGGCGCTCACGGTGTCCCTCAATGAGCACCGGCCGATCCTGCCGAAGATCCACGGCCACCAGGCGCGTTCCGTGTGCTTCTACCTGTCGAAGGACACCTCGACTGTGTCGGTCAGCCCGCTCGGTGTGGTGACCGGACTGAAGACGGGCAGTGCTGATGTCATCGTCAGCCATCCCGCTTGCGCGAATGTGACCGTCAAGGTGACGGTGGCATAACGCGCACACCTCCAATCTGAATAGCACAGGGCGTCTCCTCTCCGCCCTGTGCTATTCTTGTTTATGACGTTACCCTAACGCCTAACAGAGAGGAATTCAAAGTATGGACATTTTCGAGGTCCTGTCCCGTTCGAATGCGCCGAAGGCGAAGAAGGTCGTGTACCTGGACGCCGAGGCGGTGCAGGATGTGGAGCGGCTGATCAAAGAACAGGCTGACGCGGACGAAATCAAGGAGGCGGTGAAGAGGCGTGACGCTTCCAAGCTGACGTTCCACCTCCAGTCGGTGACAGCCGATGTGCGCGAAGAGCTGATGATCGGCATCGAGAGCGCGGACAAGACGAAGAACAAGACGAAGCGCGTGTCGGAGGCCTATCTGGCTCTCCTGTCGAAGACGCTGTACAAGATCGAAGATGCCGAAGGCAACGCGGATGAAAGGAAATTCAACTCCGAAGAGATCCGTAAGATCCTGAACGCTCTGCCCGGCGAACAGTATCTGGGCCTGCTCGTGGCGGCGATGAACCTCCTCGGAGCTTCCGCCGACTACGACAATGCGGTGACGGTGGATTTCTGATAGACGCCCTCCAAGACAAAGGGGGGAGCGGCGCTCTATCGATGGTTAGGACGGCGGTGGACCTGCACATGAGGCCCACCGCCGTTATCTATAACCAGCCCGACCCTTTCGGGCATTGGACGGAGTTGGATTATAAGCTTGTTCTGGCTTATAAGACGGTTAAGGACGAGACGTGCCAAAGGTGTGGTAATCCTATCTGGTTGTGTCATTCTACAGATCCTGATATAGCATGGCGTGCGGAAGACAGAACGTGCTATGCTACTAAAGCAAGGATGATGCATGATTGGACCAGCACACACCGCGCCACCGACCCGCCTCCCTATGAGGAGAAGCAGAAATGGGGCAAGGACACTGTGATGACACCGTACATGCCAGACTATGCGGAGCGAGACCTGCCCACGAGGATGGACTACTACAACAGGAGTGAGTGATGCCTGATATTAAGCAGACTATTGAGTTCAACGTGCAGGGCACGTCTGAACTCCACGAGGCTGCGGAATCCATCAACACTATCGCACAAGCCCTCGACAACATCAAAGGCAAGGTCGTCGGCGCCGACATCGGCAAAGGCCTGGACGGCGCCGGGCGTGGCGGCAGGGAGGCCGGGGAAGGCTTTGACCGAGCCGGTAAAGCCGCGGAAGAGGCGAAGTCGCGTATATCCAACATGCGCTACGCCCTCTACGACGTGGCCGCCGTCATGCAGAACATCTCGAAGACCGCCTTCGGCGCCTTCTCCACGGTCGTCAAAGAATCGATGGAGTACGAGTCGGCCTTCGCACAGGTGAAGCGAACCAACGACATCGCCGGAAAGTCGGCAGACGAGCTGCGCGGCAAACTGGAGCAGATGGCCGCCTCTGTGACGACCACGAACTTCAAGGACCTGTCGAACATCGCCGCCCTCGGCGGCCAGCTGGGCGTCGCCAAAGAGTCCATCACAGACTTCACCGAGACGGTTGCGAAGCTTTCGGCGACCACCGACCTTTCGCTCGACAAGTCGGGTGAGACGATCGCGCGTTTCCAGACGATCATGGGCACGACCGGCCAGAACTTCGACAACATCGCCTCGTCGATCCTGAAGGTCGGCGTCAACTCGGCTGCCACCGAGTCGCAGATCGCGAACACCTCGACTCAGATCTCCGCTATGGGCAAGTTCGCCGGCCTCACCGAGTATCAGGTGGTCGGCCTGTCCGGTGCGTTGGCATCGATCGGCGTGGCCCCCGAACTCTCTCGCGGTGTCGTCACGCGTATGTTCACCCAGATGCAGAAAGCCATCAGGGGTGGCGGAGACGAACTCAACCTGTTCGCGAAGGTGGCCGGGGTTTCCGCACAGGAGGTCCAGTCGGCGTGGGGCACCTCGAAGTTCTCCGACATCTTCGTCAAGTTCATCGCCGGGCTGAAGAACCAGGGGCAGGGCGCTATCGGTGTGCTCAAAGATCTGGGTATCAAAGCGTCCCGTGACGTCCCGACGATCCTCCGTTTGGCCGAGGCGCACAAGACACTTGAGCAGACGATGCGCGATGCTGAGTCGGGTTACAATGATTCGAAGACGCTCAATGACCAGTACAACCAGATAGCATCTACCACGGCCGGCAAGCTGGAGATGTTGAAGAATGCCTGGTCGAATCTGAAGGCCGAAATCGGCAGGTCTACGAACTCCGGCATCGGCGACATGCTAGGGTCCCTCACGGGTCTCGTTCAAGTCCTCGCTAACCTCGTGCAGAACCCCGCAGCACAGTGGATCGCCAAACTGGCCGGTGCCTTCCTTACAGCCGGTGGTATTTTGGCCGGCTACTATGCGAAGCAGGCCCTTGTGCTCGGCGGCGCTTACGCGTTGACGACTGCGCAGCGGTCGATGGGCATCGCGATGCAGCATCCGATCACGTCGATCCGCTCCCTCCTGTCCGCTCTCGCGGAGACGGTTAAGCTCTACAAGTTGTCCACGGTGTCCGTCAACGAGCAGACGGGCGCCCTCTATAAGAACGCTGGCGCCGCCCAGTCGGCCGCCGCCTCTCAGAGGGCCGCAGGCCAGGCGGCTGCTTCTCGATCTGCTGCCGGGGCTGCGTCGGGAGGCGCGGCTGACGCGGCGGGTTCGATCGGGAAGGCTGCCACGGCCACATCAGGGCTTATGAGCGCCTTCAAGGGTCTCGCCGCGGGGGCAGGCATCTCCCTGTTCTTCACGGGTTTGTCTAAACTCACTGAGGGTTGGACTCGCCGCTCTGAGCAGGCCCGAGCGGAGGCGAAAGCCCTGGAGCAGGCACAAGCCGACCTCGCGCAGTCTGTGATGCAGGACACGAAGGCTTTCCAGGAGGGCGGTAGCGCCGCCTACGTTTTTGCGAAAGCAACCAATAAGGCTGGAGAGTCTGTGTCTTCTCAGCTGTTCTCCACCTCGGATGCGAACGCCCAGACGAAGGCGATGGCGCAGGCGCAGGAGCTCCTCGCGCAGAAGACCGGGCAGTCCACGGAGGAGATAGACAAGCAGACGTATGCTATCGGCGAGAACTCGCTGAAGAAGATGGCGGAGCAGATCGCCGGCAACACGGGCTTCAAGCAGTTCGCCGACGATCAGCTGGGTACGCTCCGACAGCTGGGTTTCTCTGTGCAAGAGTATTCGAAGCTCGTCACGCAGGGCAACTCTGAGATGACCGATTCGCAGAAGAAGATGGCTGAAGAGTTCCGGAACAAGGGGTTCGGATTCCTGGCCGACGACATCGAGCGCAGCACCCAGAGGTCCAGCCAGTACATCGACTCCTTCAAAGCCAAGATTCAGGAGATGATAGCGTCCGGAAAGATCAACTTCATCGACGGCAAGGCCATCATCGAGACGCTGCAGAAGATCGACGACAATGCGCACAAAGCCTTTGATGGTGTGCGCAACGAGTCCGACCTGGCATCGCAAACCCTGAAGGGCCTGAAAGGCGACGCGGCAGACGCCGGAGACGAGATGGATGAGATGGGCGAGAAGGCCGATAAGGCGGCCAAGGAGCTCAAGAAAGTCGTCGACTCTGCTTTGTCCGGCGATGAGGCGTTCGTCAACCTGGAGGATGCCGTCGCCAACCTGGGCGAAAGCCTGTACAAGAACGGCATGAACTTCGATGAGTTTTCGGAGGCTGGCCGGGCTAACCTGAAGGCTCTCTATGCTGTTGTGCGCCAAGCTGCTGAAGCGTCTGGCGGCGACGCCGGGGTGATGAACGCATACATCCAGCAGATCATGCAACTGCTGCGCAGCCACGGCGTCGGCTCTGTGCAGGTTCTTGAGCGGGTGGAGCAGAGGCTTCACGCCGTAGCCAACAAGGCAACCCAGTCGGCTAACCAGATAACGAAGGCTGCTGCGCTCGCGCAGAAGGCGGGCCAGGCGATCGGCATGATCGCCGCTGGTATCGCCACAGGCAAGGACTTCTCGAAGGAGGCGTCTGCTTCACTTCAGGGCCTAGGCAAATCGTCTACGGCTGCACTGCCATCGATCAAGGACCTCGGGAAGGCACTCGACCAGGGTTTCGCGAGGGGCGCCCGGAACGCTGCGAAGCATGCGAAGAAGGCTCGGCATAGGACGAGGAAACTCGGTGATCGTGCGAAGAAGGCAGGCAAGAAGATCAAAGAGGCGGCGAAGGAGATCAAAACCTTCACCGACTACATCAGTGAACTGTCGTCTGTGGCGAACGCCGCATTCCACTTCCGCTGGGAGTTCCCCAAGTCA